TTTTGCAAAAATTTTGTAATAAAAATATACCTACCTTAGTATATACAGCACCTTTTAACATTCGCTTGTAGGAGTAATGTATGAACTAAACACTACTATTTGCTGCTTGGTTCCTCTTTATTGCCAGCATCTGCCAGTCCTTCACCGATACAATATCCGATTACACTTGCTCCAGCCATAATCAGAGCTGATACCTGAGTTGCAGTACTTTCAGCACCACCCCTAGCCATTACAATCATGCTTACAAATGAAGCTACTGATAACCACAATTTTCTACTTGTTAATTTTCTTTTCCAATCCATAAATATAACCTCCAATATTATAACTTATCTTTTTCCGGTGAATCCGGTAGTTCTAAAAATTTTTCGTACCGTCTTGTCATCACCCCATTCTTACCAAGGGTATGGTACCATAAATATAAATTTTCAAAGTTAGCCTTTATGTCTCTAGGTGCATACCCTTTCTCATACCAAGTGTCATACAAATCATATAAGCTGCTTCTTAATAGTGCTTGTATGCCTGAGCCTATTTTTAAAATATATCTCAGTAATGCCAAAGTTATAACAAAAAGAGAAGGAACCCCTATCATATCCATAAGTCCTAACAAATCAAACCACTTCATTGGTTATTACTCCGTAGCATTTGTCGGAGTTTCGTCATCTACAGCGAGCTCTCCAGCCTCTAAATCAATTAACGCCTGCTTCACATAAGGTTTTAGCTTAGCGGGTACGCTCTTGAAGGTTCTTATGCCCCTGATGATTAACTGTGCGTATAAAATACTTAAATTCTCAAACATATAATTCCTTTCCTTTCTTGAAAATAAAATTGTTAATATATAAAAAAACATTTTCATTATTTACTACCACTGTTCATAATCAAATCTGTCAACTCTGCGATACTAGTGGCATTAAGTTCAGCTTGCTTTTTTAAAGCCTCCAATTCAGCTGAACTAGCCATAGGTGTTGCATGTGAAACAGCGACAGGATGCTCATCGTTGCTTACATCTATGCTGTCTATAATATGCCCGTCCTCCACTTCAAATGTCCCAATCTTAATATTTTTTATATTATCCTGCTCAGATACTGTAGATATTACAGTCCCGTCAGGCTTATAAAAAACTGTATACTTCATAGAAACCTCCTTTCTAATTCAAAAAGTCTATTCGGGTTATTTGTATCGATCCTGTAAATGCATCTCTACTACTACTTATATTTACAGATGCACAAAAATAAAGAAATGCTTGCTCGTTTATACCTCCGACATAAAGTTCTATTTTACCAGACTTTGTAATTGCTGGGCTTTTTGCCATTCCTTTAACTGTTTCTTCATTAAACCCATCTTTTGAACCAGACCCAACAGTTATTCCACCTCTTCTCAAAGCTGACGCCTTTGCTATGCCGGCATTAAAATCTATATATGCATCGTTTTTTACATCACCTATAACTCGCCAATATATGTCTATTCTATTAAATGGCGTTAAATTTGTAGACTGTGACATTATACAGCCAATATACCTACCCCTAACCGAAGGTGTCGCAGTTGATAACGATAAGTTTATACCTCCATCATATATACCAGAATACCGATATCTATCGTCTAAATATAACGCATAATAGTCTCTTCCTATATGAAAATCTTTATTAGCCACCCCTGATAATAAGGTTCCATCAAAGGTGGCACCGTTAAAAACCGTTCTACCTGTAGAATAATCCGGCATTGTTCCGGTTATACCGTTAATGTTTACTCCTGCACGTATGTTTTGCGGATATAGATTTGGAGATGATAAGAACACATATTCAGCCCCTTGTATATACCATCCGTTAGGTATTTTTGATACTATTCCTCTACCTCTACCAGCCAGTGTATCATCCCATGCAAAGCCTTCGCCATTTACTGCGGTTATAACATGACCAGTATTGGATACCCATCTACGGATTGCACCATTGAACTTTACTCCATGTTGAGACGTAGCAGTTTGCCATTCTAATACCGAATCTGCCTGAGCGGTTCCTAGAGCTTCTGCCGGAATGCAACAATGTGGATGCCCATCAGCTCTATAGTAATATGCGTTACCATGTGGAAAATCCATCCAGAACGTATGGTTATTCCACGAGTCAATGCCATAGTTTGTAGATAAATTCGCTTTATAATTTTCAGCTTGTGTGTCAATCATTTTGATTTGTCCACGTTCGTTGCAAGTAACCGTATCGTTCAAAGTTTTCTCCGGATGGTAGTTCGTCGATTGTTTCGCCATCCAAACAGGAACTGATACATATGGTTTCCATTCGCCCATATTATAATATGCTCCTGCATCAAATCTTGTGACATAGGCGTCTTCCGTTCCATAATACCACATTTCTGTAGATACTACTCCATTTGGTTTACCACCGTTACCTTTATACGGGAGAGTTCCTCTCATAGCTACACCATTTTTGCTAGTTGCAGTTTTTGTACTTACAATATCACTAGGAAGAGCATCGCCAAACGCTGCTGCGTCTATATCTACATGCGGATTATTATCTTCCCTCATGTAGTATGCGTTGCCATGCCCAAGAATAGCCCAGAATTTTCCTCGTCGATTATCAATTCCATAACCTGTAGTCGTATTATGGCTATAGTTGTTTTCTTTAGTATCTATGACTTTTACGGTTCCTTCTACTATCTCATCATCACTATCGCTAGTAACGGTAGAATAACCTTGTAATACTTGCGCTTTGCTAGCGGTAACTTCGTCCGAGCCAACTCCTCCTGAGCCACCACTTTTTAATATAGCATCAGCCATTCCATACCCCCTTTACAGAAAGTAAAATATCTTGAGCTGGCTTTTTTCTGAAACATATAATATTCATGTATCCGTCAAAGGTTTTAACTTTATCTATACATGAATATGATTTCCATGCTCCTCGTATTGTTGCAGGGTCTGTCACACCATCAATTATGTGATGCGATATTTCAGGTCTATCTGTTGCTTTCATATCAGGAATATCAATACGCAAGGTGTATGGTGCTGAATTAGTAAATTGTCCAGTTCTCATCCATACGTCTATTACATTGTTAGACCTATCAATAACTCTACCCAATCTCGTCGCATCAGAATTATCAAGTAAATTTTTAACCTGCTCAAACCAAGCTATAAAATCTTGCCTCTTTTGATTATTCCATTCATTAAATTGTGCTGACCACTGAGCAACAATATTGTCAATATTTTGAGTTTGCAGGATACCAGTTATGTATGGGCATTCACTTGTGCCAACCATATTTGTAATATTGGCTTGGGTAAACGATTGCGTATTAGGTGCTCTGAATATATAGCATAAAGGGTATTGTTTAATTAAACGCTCTCTAGCCATTGCAGGTTTTTGCGGTGTTCTTGATGGTTCTCCCTGAACTATTTTTATTGTACCTGCTCGTACACTTTGTTCATGGTTAATTTCAATAACTACCGCATCTATTCTCTCAAGTAATACATTAGACTCAGGTGCGGTAATCCTTAAAATAGAGTCATTTAACACCCAACTATGATTAAACCAAGCTCTCCCTATTTCAACTGTTATATCATTACCACCTATAGACTGAACAAAAAATGCTCTTCCTATATTTTGAAATATTCCATCGGTTATAATGCCGTCAAATATAGACGACATCTGTTCTGCATTGTATTTTCTGTCTCCATTAACAGAGTCAAAAAACCCGCTTGTAACACTCATATAATCCCTCCTTTCTTAGATTATAGTTTGGAGCGTAGGATATATAGAAAATCCTTCACTACTATATGAAATAACCGCTTCGGTAATCCTCGCTCCAGTTTTGTATCCATACGCATTCTCTATTTGTACTATGTCTCCTATTTCATAGTCTTTTCCATAAACAAATAATTGAGAAGATTCTATCTTACCTTCGAAGTTCATACCTACCTTTTTCTCAGACAACTTTAAAATACCTCTTTGTGTAAGCAACTTATTGTATTCTTCTAGGGTTAGTGAATGTTCTCCATCAATCCTACTGGTTATATCTCTTGCATCAACAAACATCTCACGTCGATTCAGTCCGTCAAGCGTTGAATTAACTTCGATATACTTTCTTTCAGAGCCCTCTCCTTCACCTCCTATTAGTGCCGCTGTTTTAAATGGAGAAATATCCTCTATGAAGTTGGAATTCAGCATATTATCAAAGTTTGGGGAGAATATAACATATGGATTAACTAGTTGATTTTCGGAATGGTCTTTGCCGTTATATAAAGAAAATACGAAACTACCATTATTTAGAACCATTTTGAAACCTAGATTAAGTGATTTAGTGATTTTTGAAATAGTTTCGTATAAATTATCTCCGGTACACTGTAAATCAATTTGCAGAGAAGATATATATGAATCTCCAGAACTATCATATGTTATGACTGGTATTTTTCTCTCAGTAGAGGCCTCACCACCCAAACATATACTAAGCATCTTAAAAATTACTTCTTCGACATTACCATGGAAATTAACCTGACCCCATATTATTCGTCTGTCTAAAATTGATTCAACAGAACGTCCACTTATTACCATTGTGTCACCGGTTTCAGGCTCCGATTTTATCTGAATTTTTTCTACAATCATCACATGTTCAGACTTATCGCATATTATATAATCACCTATATTAAAAAAAGACAGATAATATTCATTTGCTGGAACACTCACCTCAAAGTCACCACACAAATTGTATCTATCTGTCCATATAATAGATGTATAAGTATCTATAACCGCTTCCGGTATTAGCTGTTTATTTAAAATTTTAATATCCATTATACACCTTCATATAGTATTTTATTTTCAACTCTGAATTGTAGATTTTCTACGCCTGATGTTGCTGTAAAAGCATAGATATTCTCTCCTTTGTATATTCGTAACCATTCCGAACCGGCATCAAGAGAACCTAGGATATTGTAGAATTTACCTTCCCTCACCAAATATATCGATTTTACACCACGTTCAGTTTTAATAACTATATCATCCAAAGGGTTAAACGCAGTGCTATTTATAAGTCTTGATACCTTTTGTGAGTTTATAACCATTTTCTGTCTCGTGTTAATGTTCCAAATTGTAATATCCCCAACAGGTCCTATACAATGAATATACATACTAACTCCAACATCCGAATCACCGGAATATGAAATTACATTTTCTGTACGATTTTGTATTTCGCTCATTATAAGTAATGGTTCTGTTAGTGACTCATTACTAAATGGAAATTCAAATGTTGGCTCTACACCAGCAAATACAGTATAGTTAAGACTCTCCGAATAGAAATAAGGATTCGGGCAAATTATCGAAATACTTGTTCCCTCCTCCTTACTAAATATATCCGGCTCATTTGACTCCACATAACCTGCGATTTGCAAGTCTCTGTTATCGGTTTTTACTATAAATATAAGTTCTTTCTTTATAGGAAAATACTTGTATACTTTTTGTCGTATAGTTTCTACATCTTCGCCGAGAAATTGTAGGGATATAACAATGTTTCTTGATGATAATCTCGCCGAGTTGAATATCCCGCCATCCGTAGTGATTATATCCGTGACGTTAATATTAGCCTTAGCAGGACCAAGACCATCTATCTTTCGTACTATGAAACCGGACAGTTCAGGTTTATCAAGCACCATGTCAATTCTCTCGTTACGATAGTTTATTGCACTTATACTCTTTATCATATAACTGATGCCCTTTCTATACTTGCGAATTGGTTCCTTGTCTGCCTATATATATCTATCCTAGATAAAGCCTTCGGAGAATAGTTGTTCTGTGTAAACTGATAAACATTCCCGTTCGAAGTTCCATAGCCATTTTGACTATTCGTAGTACCACCGTTCATGGTTGCATTTATTTGGTATGCTTTATCTTTCGACATCATTGAGTTAATAGTTCGTACGCCAACTTTCACATTGGATAAATCTATCACAGGAGTTATCGTAGGTGTAAGGTCCATATTTCCATTTATAACATCTGACATCTTACCAATGGCATAGTTCATACCATTTATAGATGACTCACCTAATGCTTTACCGGCATTACTTGACATACTAAGATTATCATTGATGGAGTTTGCAAAACCTGCAACTACAAACTCACCTATCTCATAAAACTTTCTTGACGGAGAATGAACATCTAATGCTTCTCTTGCTGCTTTATCCGCCGCTTTAGCCATCGCTCTAGCTGCTTCTATTGCTTCCCTAGCATTATCTCTTATTCCCTTGGCAAAACCGGTGACCAAATATCTACCTACATCAATTGCATCCTTTTGATTATCCTTTACTCCTTTTGTAAATTCGCCAACCAAATACTTACCTGCTGAATTAAATTCTCCGTATAAAGATTTTATACTGTTAAGCATATCTTTTAACAGGTTGGATATAGTAGTTTTTGCTTCCTCCGTCTTTGACTTCATTCCAGTATTTATATTATCAATTATAGTTCTACCAGATATCTCAAATTCCAAATACTTATCTTTTATAGTTTCGAGCGACTTTTGCATAATATCTTTCATAAGATTCAGCATTTCGCTCCTTTTGTTATATATACCGGCTATGACTTTTGCCATCATTTCGCTACCGGCAGTATAAAACTCCTGAAACCTATTTCTGATATCACTCAGCAAAGTTGCCAATAAATTGTTCATGGCACTACTTGATGGCGGTATATTATTAGATATTGCGAGAACAATGTTGTTCATCATCTGTGTTACTGATGATGTTACACTCGGAATTTTCGAATTTATTCCGGTTATTAGAGCATCTATCAAGCTGGCTCCATTTGATTGAACCACTGGAAATTTATTCGATATTGCAATAGTTGCGTGGTCTACCATACCGCTAGCAGCCGCCATTACTCTTGGAGTAGCATTTGTAAACTGAGATATAAAACCGTCAACACTATTTTTTCCAAGGTCTTGTAACGCTTTACCGAATCCGGATAATGATGTTGTATCCATTCCACTAGCTTTCTTACCCAAATCTATTAACTTACCAAACTCGATTGTTGCTGATGATAAAGTATAGACATTGATATCCTTAATGTTTTCATAATATGATGCGAAAGATTTTCCAAAACTAGCTAAATTATCTCCGAAAGCTTTCATATCGCTTTTGCCACCGAATAATTCGGTTAATACACCGCCACTTGCCGGCAATTTGTTTGCTAATTCAGCCATAGCGGATGCGGCATTTGCGGAATTTTGTACAACACCTGCATCAAGTCCAGCAACACTTATAGCATACTCAGTAATACTTTTACCGAAAGGTTTTAATTCCTCGGCAAATTTTGCTAATGAATTCTCTCCAACCCAATATCCTAGCACACCACCAGAGTTTGGTAATTTTTCAGCCATAACCGCTAATGATTCTGCTGCTGTCGCTGAGTTTACTACTGCATTTGTGTCTATACCGCTGACATTTAACGAATACTCTTTCATCGCAGAACCAAAAGGAATAAGGCCTTCCGCAAAAGATGCTAATGAGTTATCACCAACCCAATATGCAAGCACACCTCCCTCATTAGGTAGTTTTTGTGCCATTGCAGACAATGCTTCTGCAGCCGTAGCGGATTCAACTATCAAGTTAGAGTCAAGTCCCGCTATACTATCAGAATATGATTTCATAGCAGGTCCGAATTTAGCTAATTCCTCTCCAAATTGGGAAAGAGCCGAACCTCCTGTAATAAATCTTGCTATTCCGTCTAATAACGCTGCTGTAGTAAATGTTGCCACAACTTCAGCAAGTATTTTGACACCCTCCAAAGAAGCTGCATCTATTCTCGATGATTCATCTATGAAAGGTTTTAGGTGATTCATAAAGTTTGTTAAGTTATCTGCGACTGTAACCAGAGAATCAGTAACACCCTCAAATATGCCACCTACGAATCCACCTACAAACTTTCCAATGGAATTTCCTAGCTGTTCTAGTAATTTTCCACCTTCCCCTACTAACCAACTTAATCCCGGAAGCTGTGCAAACGCTCCTATAGCAGCTACAACTAAAGTCAATTCTGCTATAAAGGCAGCCATACCAACTAATGCCAGCATAGCTTGAGGTATCATCGCTGAAACCGCTGCAAGCGCCGCTATCAATGCGGTTACAAATGCTGCACCCGCTATAGCTTTTACTAATCCGGAAGTATCAAGTTTCATAACTGCGTCTGCTATTGCTGTATAAAAATTGGTTATCAACGTAATTGCCGCATCTACTAACTCAGGTATTCTCTTGGCTACTCCGTTAATGACTTCGATTAAAAACGTCATTACTGAATCAATTATAGATGGAGCATACTCTACTAACGATTTCAATACTTCATCTATAAGTTTAAGTAAGCCATCAACTATTTCAGGTATTGATTCTTCCAGAATTTTCAAAGCTTCGAGAAATACGGTTTTCAATGCTTGACCAATTACCACGATGTTATCCGCTAAACCTTTTACAAACATTGCAAGACCTTCTGCAAGTTTTACAGCTAGATATGGTATCGAGCCTATTATTGCATCAGTCATCATTTTGACTCTCGCTATGAACGCAGTTGTTGATACGGTAGATGCTGCCGCCATTGCTGTCATAGCTACAGACATTTGCATCATTCCGGCACTAGCCGCTAACAATCCGGCGCCCATTGCTAATACACCAATGTTGAATATCGCGAAAGCTGCTGCTAACGCAAGTATAACTGGTGTCAAAGGAGCCAATGCTAATCCTGCCAATCCAAATATAACGAATGTTCCTGCTAGTGCCCCTAAAGCAACTGCAATCCCTTGCACAGGTATTTTACTAAGTACAACTAATGCAGGGGTAAGCAAACCTATAGCTACTGCCGCGCCCATCATAGCAGCAACCCCCGGAAGTGCGTTCTTCATAGCATTAACACCTATAGCAACGATAGCTAATGCGCCTCCCATTGCGGTAAGTCCATTACTTATCTGTTCCCATGATAATTTTGCATTCTTTGCTAATGCGTCCGCCATCATATTTAGAGCTTGAGCTATTGCTATCATACCTAAACCTATTGATGGCATATTTTTTGGCATACATTTCACAGCAATAGTTACTGATGCTAATGAACCTGCTAGAGCTGTAATACCATTACTTATCTGCTCCCAACTCATTGAACCCATATCTTTTACTACTTGCGAAAGTATTTTTAACGATTGCGATAGGATTACCATGCCAGCACCGACAGCTATCATATTTTTGCTTCCGCTTGATAGTTTAGTGAATATAGCAAGCTCGGCTAAAAGTATTCCTATGGACGATATACCTTTAACAAGTTCGTCAACGCTAAATTCACCGAATGTTTTTGCGGCTTTTGCAAGTTCTTTTATCGCTTGTGAGAGTATCAAAATTCCTGTTGCACTAGCCATAGTTTTTGCACCGGTATTTCCAAAATTAAGGAACAATGCTATTTCTCCAATAAGAACTGTTACTCCAGTAAGTCCTTTTGCTAGCCCTTCCCAGCTTAACTGAGCAATGTTGATACAGGCATCCCCTAATATCTTTATTGCTTTTGCAAATAATATCATTCCGCCAGCACCTTTTATCATTGCATTTTGATTGAGACTCATAAGCATCGCTGCACCAACCAAATCCCCCATCATAACTGTTATTCCAGTTAAACCGATAGCCATTTGTTGTAAATTTAAGTCTCCAATCTTCTTTAAAGCGCCAGCTAATATTGTGACTGCGGTAGCCATTAGTATCATTGATGAATATGTTTTAACATTTGATATACCACCAAATTTATTAAACAGCATCATCATTGCCGATAAATCACCCATTAAACCAGTTATTCCTGCGAGAGCTACGGCCATCTTATCTGCCGGTATATTAGATATGACTAACAAAGCACCTGCCAAAATACCTATAGCGGTAGCAATGCTGACTAATGTCTTCGCCTTTAACTGGTTTTGATATGCTTGCAAAGCACCCCTTACACTATCTAATATACCCGTTATTCGTGTGACAAAATCTGCAGCGTTGTTTGCTATGCTAGTAAAACCGTTTATAAACTTCGTCACCTTTACAAGTAAACCTCCTGCTAGGAAACTCTCAATTATAGAAAATATGTTGTCAAAATTTCCGGTCATAAGAGAATTGAATGCTTTTCCTAGCCCTTCTCCTATCGCAGGTATAACCTTGTTTATTATTCCACTACCTATTTTGACAAACCCATTCCTAATCTTTTCGAGAGCTTTTTCGATTCCACTCCTATCAAGTTTATCACGCATTTTGGATATAGCATCGCCAAATGTAGCGCCCATACTGGTAGAACCTTTAACAACTTCACCAATCCTATCGACTACGCCTTTTAAACCTTTACCTATAACGTCAATGGCAGGAAATGCAAACTTATCTAAAAATATGCTTTGTAGATTCTTTAGCCCTATTCCAAGTAATTCGATAAGTTTTATAATAGTATTTACAGCTGTCGATATTACTTTGTTTTCATTGATGAAATTTCTGAAAGCCGTTATTGCATCTCCGATTCTAGCAGTTACACTGAGAAACCCTCCAGTCAAACCTAGCATATTCCCTAATAAGGTAACAAATATTTTAGCGACTCCGCTAACTACCTGACCAACTATATCAAATACAGAAAATATGCCTTGAAAGGTTCTTTTTAGTTTATCAGCTGTTTCATCCGAAATTTTAAGATGTGATGCGAATTCTCGAAAATTACGAGTTATACTAACAAGATTAGCTCCAAGTTTTGTTGCAGTACTTGGCGGAAATATATTTTCAAATGCTTCTTTAACCGGTTTTAGCATAGACATTAGTGATTGAAATAGGTTACTAAATCCTTGTAACATTGCATCTCTACCACCAAGATTTTTCCAAGTTTGCAACATCCCGTTTCTGGCATCAGAGGTCTTCGATATAAAACCGCCAATGGCATCGCCAAGTTTTGTCCATAATTCAGAAGCTTCATTGAAATCACCAAATATAATTTCAAATGTTTGTGCCCAACCAGAACCAACTGCCTCTTTCAATGTGTCCATAAGCATTGTAAAGGTTTTAATTTTGGTGGCCGCTTCCATTGCCTTCTTACCAATCTCGGTATTCTCATCGGCATAATCTCTCAATGTTTGAGTTAGTACTTTTGTTGTCATCCATTGATAACTTAACGAATCATTGAAATTCTTAGTGGCACTGATGGCATCACCCATAGTTTTGCCTTTGGAATTGGTAGCAAGAACTTTGTACATACCATTCGAAGTCTTCTCAACAGTGCCGACTGCTACTGCTGTCTCAAGTAGTTTATTTTTAAACTCAACAGTAGCCATGTTTGCATTTTCTATTGACTTCCAATCTATCAACTTTACATATCCAGCTGATAGTGCCTGTGAGAAGTTATACATAGCTCTTGACGCTTCCTCTGCGTTGGCACCAGACACGGCTGCTTCATTACTAACACCTTTTATAGCCATTACAGCCGTATCAAGGTCTACACCGGCATTTGTAAACTTTCCAATATTACTAGTCATATCTTTAAAAGAGTATATAGTCTTGTCTGAATAAGTGTTCAACTCGGCGAGATATTTATTTACATCTTGTAAGCTTGCGCCGGTGCTCGCCATAATTGTCTGGACACTGCCCATTTTGAGTTCGTACTCTCTGAAGCCATCTGTTATTGGCTGTATTGCTAGCGATGAAACTAATTGCTTGCCCGTGTTTATTACCGAATTGGTTATGTTCGATAAAGCAGTCATTGCTATGGTTTGTAGGGCAGAAAATTTGACTTTAATACCCTCTACGGATGAACCAAAAACCTCAAACCCTCTGGACGCCCCGCTCATATCAAGTCCATGCTTTAATCTGTCTATAGAATTTAGAGAGGTATTTATGTTTCTTTCGAAATCCTCATTTCTAAATTGCATCTCTACAACTCTTTGGTCTATTGTAGATGACATTATTCAATCACCTCCTTCCACGCATTATTTAGTAGGTCATCAAAAATGCCTTTTATAGCCGGATTTATATAATCTTTACCGGCTATAAAACCTCCGCTTTTAGAGGCATGACCATACTGCAGAATAATAGCTATAGGCACTCCGTTATGTATATTTGAATTATAGAATCCTATTTTTACACTTTTACTAGTCCTAGAGATTTTGTAATACCAACTGCTCGCGGTAAGTCCCGTATCATAAGGGGTTACCGATTTTAGAGCTTCTACACCAGCTTCGCCATATTTATCAAAGTCGATGTGTTTAATAATATTTTTGGTCTTATTAAAATACTTAACAGTATTGCTAAAATCTCCCTTATGTTTAAAACTTATCATTTATTCTATTATTTCCCAATTCTTTCTATCAGGAGTTTCGGTATCTTTTGTTTTATCCCATTCTCCTTTGTCATTTACAAAGTTGTATATGTTGTTTCCTTTTATATAGGCATTTGTTACTAACGCTCCTGTCTTATCAAGATAATAATCTTTCCCTTTATCGTTTACCCACTGACCGGCTAACATCGCATAGTCTAATGGGTTCAAATAATACCAGCAATCATTGCTCAAAAACCAACCCGAGATAGCATAGCCGGCACCATCAAAAGCGTACCAGCGTCCATCAATATATTTCCATTGGTTCTTCGCATAGTTATTACCTATTTTGAATTTCCAACCATCCTTCAACTTTTCCCAGTCAACTTTATAGTTTGCTTTATGGATTTCACAAGCCTTATTTGCTATCCAAGAAATAAATTGTTGGCACCAATACGCAGGAGTATATCCATACCATTTACCATACTTTGTGTAATTGGCTTCTCCTATATTCGCCAATTTGTCATCAAGAGAAGCCATACTGTTTTTTTCTATATAACCTAGCTCCTCTTTTGCTACAGCAATAATCTCGTCAGATGTCGCTGTGTCAGGTCCATAGGCCGGGCGACCAAAACCATCAATTCTATTTCCGTTTCCGATTTCAAATGATCTAACTAAATAGGTCTTTTTTGCAACAGCTCCTCCATTACGATTAAACTGCCTGTCCATACTTGTGTTTCCCTCGATAGTCGTTATACTAAATTGGTCTACGCTAAATTGTGCAACCTCAATTACCAAACCTACATGAGCTACTCTGCCTTTAGTTTTCGAGTAGAAATATACTATGTCTCCTTTTTTTGGCTTCTTGAAGTACTGTCCAGCTTTTACAAATAATGCTTTGCCTGATAGAGTAAACTGGGTATAATCTCCTCGTAATAATATCTTTCCTTCTTCAGATTTCATTGTTTATCCTTTAGAATTCATCTTTGCTTTTCTAGCCGCATTTATCGCTGCGTTCCTAGAATATACTTCTTTTTTACTCATTTTCTTCTTTGGTTGATTCTCTAAATTGCATACATTTATCAATGTTAATAATCTATTTAAGTGCCATTTTTGGCATTCAAATGGTATATTTAGAGCAATCATCCAATAATAAATCAACTCCGACGTTACAACTCTTCCTTGATTAGAGACTTCACGCTTATACCAAGTAGCTGTCATCGGAGCTTCTATATATGCATTTATTTCGCTAATATTGTCTTCGGTTAATAGCTTAAATACACTATCATCGATATTTTGTGTCATGCACATACACTTTATATAATCTGTTGACTCATCTGATGTCTTTTCTTCCTTTGATAAGAATGGTTTACAGTATTTCGCTTCCCATTTTGACAAACTTACCAACGAGTGTTCGAGAGTCAACCTGTATTCTTTTGTCGTTATGAACTCCTGCTTTATTTCATCGAATAGTTCTCTGGCAGGAACTGTTATGTGTAACATACTTATACATTAGACTTATCAATTATGCTGGTAGTCTGTATGCCCTGTGGAATTATACCGTTAACAAACTCTGCTGCCTTTGTGGCATCGCTAAATAGTTCCATGAACAGCTCTTCGTATGCTTCTGTCTGCTCGAATCCGGTACTTATTTCATCACTTTTTACGAATCTTCTGCCGTCATCACTCTTCTCGCCATATGCTCTATGTATAATGTATTTGAAATGCTTCATCAATTCACGATTATCTTTTGACTCGATAATCTTGTTAAGCTTTGCAGTAAGTCCGCCAGCTTCAGACATTTCCATATCTAAAATCTCCGCCTTTGTGAGATTGAAATAAAAATCTTCGGTTCTTTCTGTGCCGTTATAATCTGTGTATGTAATTGTTTTCTTTAACATAAAAATCTCCTTTAAAATAAATAAAAAGGGCATAGCTATTAAACCATGCCCTAAAAGCTGCTAATTATTGTAATATTGTCTTAACCTCATTAGGAAGAGGGAGTCTCGGTGTGCCGGAATCTGTGCCGTATAATACGTCCTCCAGAGCCTTTAGCTTTGCCTGTGTAACCTTTGTTGAGTCAATTGTTAAAAGAGCTGTAGGTCTTAAACCTGCTACTTCTACCGGTGTTGTTGTGACACTCCAGCTGAAACTTATAGCCTCAGGTGAATCATTTACTGTGCTGTATCCCTTCTCCGATGGTGATGCTGTACATCCGTAAACCAAATGCAGTCTATATCCATGGTCTGTTCCATCAACATCATTTCCGAGAAGTGTCTTATAAGCTAAACCAAAAGATTTTCTTCTCTGCTGACCTGCATATACTCCATCTACGATAGATGCCGAACCATCACATTCTGTGAACTCATCCGGATATGTGTACGCCTCTATTGTAAGTCCGAGCTCTTCGGTTGAAAATAAGTTTAGATACTTGTTATTATCTGCATATATAGGGGTAGCTTCTGCACCTGATGGAGACTCGGTTACTGTTGTAATGCCGTTCCATGCAACACCTGTAGGATATGTGCCGTTTGTATTTCTAGGATATAAAGCACACTTTTCAACACCTGTCTCGTATAGTCTTTTACCCTCTTGGTCCCAAGTTAATACTGCCATAAATTATTCCTTTCTTAATAAAAAATTGTAAATACATCGTGATTTAAACCATCACTTACATAATGTCTGTCATATCTGATTCTCGATAGTTTTGAAATTTTCTTAACTATTTCACTATCCGGATTTTGGTCAATAACTATCACCTGATACTTTTTAGCTTGTCTATAAACTTCATTATTTGCCTGCGAGTTTACTATATCATCCCTTGAGTATACTATAGCAGGATACTTCATTTTGATGTTCTCTGGGGGCTGAAAGTATGCGTTTCTATTTCCAAGCACCGAGCATAAAACCTCATGTAATTCTAATCTACTGTTCATTGTATAAACCTCCGACAGTTAGAATCAGTCTCGGAAATTCAACTCTTACATCAGTTATTTTCCATTTAGCATTCATATAAGTTAAGTATTTCATTTTTGAAAAGTTCTCACTAGCATAAGGGTCTGCTAAAATTGAAAACTCATTTGAAATATTGATATCGTCATTTACTTTATCTGAAGAGGAAAGGCGTCTTGTATTCCTAACCAAGTCGCCATAATAATTCCTCTCAAATATCTGGTTTGACCAAACGCCCGGAACCGTTTCTACAGTATCCGCAAAACCTATTTGACCATAATATTTCATATCCTATTCTGTTGTAGCCTCAATAACAATCGCTGAATATGGCTTAATCAGAGCACCAGAGCATCTTGTCTCTATTAGATACTTCTGCGCATTGTAATCAATATCGAAGTCGTCGAACATATTTACAGCTCCTCCCTTGTCGGCACCAACATTATAATCAGCCAAATTTACAATAATGCCCATAAGTGAGTATTCTTTGCTGTCTTCTCCGGTCTTCTTATATCCTTCCATAACCGGAACTGTAACAATCTTCTTTACTCTAAGAGCTGTAGCCAACTTTTCAACGGTATCATAAATGATTCTGCCGGTAGTATCTTCAAGGAGAAGGCAGTCTGTGAGGACGTCTTCGGTTGTATATAATATCGGAGAACCTGAGCCCTTATACTCTTTTCTGGCCTTTATAGACTGACGAATGAAGCTCTTTGCCTTCTCATCTGCTGTTGCCGTTGCTGAAAATTTAATCTGTTCTCTGATTGTATACAAGCTGTCATCTGTATAGATAGGTCTGATATTCTGCTCATTAATCTTATCGTCAGATGATGACAGTCTTCCGTCACCAACAAGAATAGCTCTGGCAATTTCCTCATCCAGCATCATTCTCATCTCTGATTTAAGCCATGCAACAACGTCGAAATCTGTAATATCAACTACGTCATCTCTATCAAGCTTCTGCTTCTTGTATATTGTTGTCGGGCTGGTAGTTCTCTTAAGAAGTGAGAACACCTCATCCTTCTTCTTTTTGCCCTTTATGTAGCCCTTTGCTCTTGCATCATCCTCCGTGATGTTTGCAAAAGTTGACTTGATTCTGCTGAAAGGTGTATGATGAACTGCATTCATAACCTCTCCAACCCAAGTCATATCCCTCTGGATAAAGCTTGGCATATTTTCAACATTTGCTGCTTCCGGGAATAAGTAATCAATATGCTCTATGCCGTGTGCAAGTACTGCATCTTTCATACTTCCGTATCTCTTTGCATCAGAAATTATAGCCTGCATATCGCTATGGCTAAGTGTATCATTGCTGTCGTATGTGTCACCTTCAAATACATTGTGCTTCATTTTCTCATCATCCTCCTTAGAATTATTGCCGCTTATTCCATTATCTTCCAGTATCTGGCCTATTATTGCATATACCGCAGTCTTCTGGTCTTCATTTAATGTATCAAATACATCGCCTATAGTTCTGTCGTCCTTTTCAGGAGTACTCTTTTCTGCCATTTTTTTATTCTCCTTTTTTAATTCAACTTCTTCCTTTGTATCATCAGAGTGTTCTAACTCTATGTCTTCTCCGAAGTACATGATAGCTTCATCATCCGAATCCTCTCCGTGAGATATAACATTCTCTATAAATGCCTCCGGATTTGCTCCTGCTAATACCAAACTTACTTCTCTTATCTGTCCATGCATAACATTCGGTCCGTTTTGTTTTAGTTTGTTAGCATATATACTCAGCGATGAAATATCGCCATGTTCAACTAATGATTTTGCATCTTTTGCTGCATCTGTATTGTTAAAGGTGCAATATGCGTATACACCCTCTTCTCTGTTTTCCAACATTGCATGACCTAAAATATTTGTAGGGTCATTATGCTGGTGGTTCCAGACAAGCGGTACTTTCTGTCCGTCATTGCTCTTGAATGCGTCTTTTCGTATTATTCGACCATCAGAGCATTGGATATTATTTCTCGTAGCCCAGCCACAAAAATCATAATCCATTGTGAATTACCTCCTTATTAATAAACTTCTTCATTTTGACTTTCCGGCATTGACACCGGCTCTCTTACACCTTTGTTAATATTGGCATTATTCAGCTCATCGGCCTTAGGGTCTGCACTAGGTTTCATACCTATTATTTGTCTTATTTCATTTGAGGACAGTATCTCATTTCTAGTAAACTTGTCTGCCATTTCAGAAATTTCACTAACTGATACAAGTCTGAATGGGTCTTTGAACAATAAAATAGACTGCTTTTGTGTTCTGGCAGTCTTGGTAAGGAACTTTCGTTTCATCTCTTCAGCGATAGCTGTCATTATAGGCTCGATAGTTCTATTGTTATAGTTGAGCATTGTCTTTTCGTCTGCTGTGCCATCCATGATAGTCTGAGTGATACCTAACTGGCTATATAGCATACTCGTTAAATATTCAATCTGCTTCATAAGATTGTTTTCAACAGGGCGATTCAACTGTGTGATTCTCTCGGTACCATCTGTATATGCTATACCGTACTTAGAACTCATAAGTTGCTCTTCTATATCTTTTCTTCTAGCCTCTGCCTGAGCTTTTCTCGCATCTGTTTTTATTATATATGGTAACTGGATAATCAAATCCATCTTACCAGACCCACTCTGTTCATCTATACTATCTAAAAGATTAAGTTTTCTGATTAACCTTTGAAGAGTAGAATTTGGTTCATTCATTATCGAATAGAATGGATTCTCAATTATAGCTGTTGTAGCCTTAGGGACGAAAATGTCCTCTTTATTTCCGGTTTTTTCGTTATAAACCCTAACTTTGATTGTGGTAGGATGCCACTCTAGTATCTGACCAGTTCTTAAAGAATTTATGTCAAATGAACCCGATGACCAAGGGTTAACTGTAGTATCTACAGGTACTATTGCTACACAACCATCATCCATCATGCTCATAACAGCATCTTGTATAAGTGCCCTTCCTGTCTGGTCGACATTTGCAGACAAAGTCAAACATTCGTTTAGACCAGAATCCATTGTAGAAATATATCTCCCATTGTCATCTAACCTAACATGATTTATATCAATGTTAGATGCATCAACAGCAATGCGATTATACACTGAAGTTATTATAGATTTTTCATTCCCCCTAGATAATCTTGGTCTATCTGGTCTGTAAGTATCCCCTCTACCGAAACTCCACCCATCTGTTGGGTCTCTGTTTAAAAATGCATTCCAAGCTTGTTTTAGTCTGGAACCTATTGATATCTCCATTTTGAATTATTCTCCTTAAAACTTAATTATTCAAATACCTCTCTGTAACGCTGTCGAGAAATGCGACAGCATTATTCATCGTTGTATTTAATTTTGATGTAACAACCGATGCTGTCGTAGATGGTATTTCTCTCTGTAATCTCTCACGATTATATTTAGTATATAACTTAGAGATTGTTTTCGGAGACGGTTCTAAGACTGCTGACGCTCTAACTGATGATACATCAAACACTATTACCGGTTGTTTCGCTTTATAACTTGAATAAACCTTATCGTTATAATCAAGTATTGCGCTGTATCCTTTTTGTTTCATCGCACCATAGAATTTATCTTGAACCCTTAGGCTTGTCGGGTCATGATATGTTAAAGATAAGTTAAGAGCCTTATAAACCGTTAATTTCTCCGTTTCTTTAAGGTCTGTATCCTTGTTCAATATCTTTAAAGAGCTTTTAAGCAATTCTTGTTGCGCCGGTCTTCTCATTTGCGTTTTCGATTGCTGTATCGCAGTTCGCAAATCATTTTTAAATTCCTTGTCGTGTAAAAGATTATTTGTGATATCACTAGCATTCTCGTCACTAGGCATCTTTAGTTTTTTAGTGGCTTGTATCTTTACTTGATATACTTTTACATTTTCACCATTTCCAGAAGTTCCATCGGAAGTATACTTGGACCTTCTGATTAGGTTATCTCCAAATAGTCCAAGGTATTTATCTTTGTCGTCCTTAATATGAGTTGCATAAAACGCAAATTGTTCAAACTCCGGTTTTATTTGTATTCTTGAAAATTCTGTATTTTTCTTAAGAACCAAATCCGTTCTCTGTTGTCCGTTAATTAGATACGGTAAAGATTTCGTTAATCTGTTTACTTTGTAAACTTTTCTATTATCGTTATCCGTTTGATTTATACGCCTTCTACCCATAGGTGTTAAACTTCCATCAGCGTATTGATACCTTCTAACACCCCAGCGCTGACCTTTAACTCCATGGTGGATTAATACGTTATTCACATTAGCTTACCTCCTCTCTGCTTAATTAGTATTCCATTTTGAGTAGTTTAGCTGTATTTCTTCATAACCTCGGATACAATATCAACGTCGACATTAGTATTAGAATAATATTCTAATAGCTTTTGGGTTTTTCTTGCAAGATTATTCCACTCATCCATTTTATAGGTTTTTGCTATTTTCAAAGCCTGTTGAAAATTTTCATTATTTTTAACGAAATCGGAAGTATACTTTAATTTGCTGGCTGATATTTGTAAATCCTCTGCCTCTGCGACAGCATTCGCTGCTTTAATGAACATCTTCTCTGACAATTCATTTCCGAATTTTTTATTAAATCTATCCATAGTATCAGAATATGCTTTATTACCATCTTTTGCTGCTTTTTTATCTATTTCAACCTGTGCTTTTCTAAGGTCGTTAGCCCCTTTTGTATAATAATTCCTATAGATATTAGAAGCTCGCATTTTACCCATAGGAGTCAAACTTCCATCAGGTCTTTGGTACCTTCTGACGCCCCAACGCTGACCTTTAACGCCGTGATGTTGCAATATTTGATTTTCCATATTTTATTCGAATACCTCCTTATTTGCTTTGTATGCTATATATGCGTCCATCATAGCCGCTACTGCATCTATCTTTTGCTCGTGCCTTTTTTTCATCAATTTTCTATTGCCATTTGTATCTTCAAGAGTAATACAATTACCCATTGCGAAACACATCAACTCTTCATCAAATAGCAACATTCTCTCCTCCGACAACTTCTTAAGTTCTCCCAAAGGTACAGATTCGGTCTTAGCACCCTGAATGACTTTTTCAATTCCAAACGGACCATTCTCTCGTTCCCATCTTTCAACAAATTCCTTTGCATTGTATGGGTCGAAACCGAATGCTCTTACATCATAGCCTAGCTTAATTATATGGTCATCTAAGTCCTCATATACTTGCATCATATCAAGAACTGTACCATCCAAAACTATTAAACTGCCCTCATCCATAAATTGGTCGTATTTTAGTCGCATAGCTCCGGGAAGTTTCATTAAAGTGAGAGATGATATATAGTTCCTTGTTTTTATTCCAAAACATCCGTTACTTAAAGGAAATAGAAATGTAAAGGAACAGAAATCATCTCCTTGAGATAAATCCGCCCCCATAGCGCACGGCATTTTCCAAAAGTCTCTTTTCTTATGCGGGATAGTCTCCTCATATGTGAAGAAATATGTATACCCCTCCATAGGTATTCCAAATCTCTTAGCAAGAATATCGTTCCTTGAAGCCGGAGCTTTTTCTGCTCTCTCGACATCAAGCTGATAAGTTTCATACTTAACTGTCTTACCTAGGTTAGGATTTGCCTTTAGCCACATTTCTGGGTTTCCAACTTCATCAATGCTATCTAGTTTGTAGTACCATATAGAAACATGAGGATTTACATACTCGCCTTTGAGTATGTCCATAAGCTCCATTTTGATTGTATCGCCACTTCCATTTCTAACGGTTCCTTCAGAGCTCATTGCAATAATTAGATAGTCGTCTACTTTAGATGCACCTTGCTCTATTGCACCTATAACATCTTCTCGTATATCTCCAGATAGCCACTCATCAACGGTGGCAACTTTAACCCTTAAACCTTGAAGCTTATTTATACTCATAGGCCTAATTTCAAGTAAAGAACCGGTTAAAAAGTTTTCAACTCCCTTTTTTGTTGGCGCTAGTTTCATACGATTTGCCTTAGAACCTGTGGTGTTTTGCAATGAGCCTTCAGTTAGAAACTTATATAACGGTCCTCTAGCTCTTGTAATTGCGGTACGTATAGGACTCATCACCTCTTCTGATTGTTTCATCGTTGGTGCCGTTGTAATTTGATGCGTGGTACTTGTATCAACATTAAGAAAATAATTTTGTATACAACTGCCATACATAGACTTCGCGGCACCTCTTGCTACTATCAGATATTGCTTATTTATCAAACGTTGTTTGACTCTCCTATTAACATATCTTCCACCATGACCGTCTTTATTCGGCTCGTATATGCTTCGTTCAACGAAATAGTACCACCCGAATATTTGTTCCGCCCATACCTTAAATGTGTCTAATAAAACTAAATCTGCACCGTCAGTTAGCGTCAACTCATTTTCACAATATTTAACGAATCCTTCTACCGCTTTGTCATCGTAATAAACGCCGGGGTTGTTTATAAGGTCATCTATCCTGTTCATTTCCATTGCTATCTCTTTACATACCGGTATATCCCCTCTCATTACTGCATTTCTAAATTCGCCATAATACTTTGGTGTTGCTGTATTAGATAATGACATAAAACCTCCATTTATTTTATTTATTTTGTATGGTATACTTACCTAAAAGGAGACAAAATATGAATAACTCTATTGATATAAAGCCCATGGATATGTCCATTGATAAAACCAAATATGAAAAACTAGACATTGGCAGAAACGAAATAATCAAGATTGTAGAACCGTTTATACGACAATTACCAGATATAATACTAGATAAAGCGTATACTTTTACGTTGCCAAACAGTATGTCTGAATTGCTTAATGACATCACAGACAGTAGACATCTGCTTGTAAACTTAATAAATTCTGATGGTGCTAGCAATATACTTTCTTTAGTTAAACTTCATCCTAGTATAATGCTGTTTTCTGCTTTAGCTATAGCGTCTATCAAGATGGTTATAAAAGACCTTGACACTAAACTAAGTATCATCAGCACAAAACTAGATAAAATTTTGGAATTTTTATACGGTGACAAAAAAGCAGAAATTATTGCTGAAATGCAATTTATTCGCTATGCATATACTAACTTCGAAAGCATCTTTAAAAACGACACGCATAGGCTTGCAACTCTTACAAACATACAAGCCTCTAAACGAATCGCTATGAAAAATATCGAATTTTATTTAGCGGATTTAGATAGTTATAGTCATAAAAACACTAAGAACGATAACGAATTAAAAAAGTTATCAACCGATATTCTTAACATTAAAGATAGTCTTGAACTCTCCGTAGAATTGTTTTTCAGTAGCAGTGTACTGGAAATATACTATTCTGATAACCATGATAAGAACTATATAGAAAATACAATAGCTGAAGTAAATGCCTATCTTGAGGAGTGCCATAGACGAAACCTAAAAGACATAGCCTTGATGGCTGGAAGATGGGAATCGGTTTTTAACAAAGACAATAAAGGACTACCTGTTCCTTTACCAAAGCCAAAGCAGCATACTCCTAACCCATTCAACGATGTTGTAGAGTCCACATCACGAAGAGAGACAATCAACATAAGCAAGAAAATCTTAGATAACATACGAAATCCTATCATAGAATACATTGTCACCGAGAACGGTGAAGTGTATATTCCGAAACAATAAAAAACAGAGCGACTTTATAGTTGCTCTGAATGCTGTGATTTTATGACGCCATAGGTATTCTTTTAAATGTGTGTATATCAATTTCAAAATTATCATCGTTTTCCACATGCTCTGCATAATCTATCATATGCATGACATAAACATATCCATCTGATTTCCTTACTGCCATATGCCCATAACTAGGATTACATTTTGTCCCGAATACAAAAGCATCACTTGTTTCCGAAAAGTTCATAATCCTATCTTTTGGATTATTACTTATATACTTATCCATTATTTCATAGGCTTCTCTAGCTGTAACCATATAGTAACCTCCATCAATCATTATCAAATATGATTTTATTATACACCTCTGGTTTGGCATCTTCCACATCTATTTTTGTGAATTCTACCTCTTTAGAAGTATCAATTAGTTTAAAGTACACCGATGCGTCTAATCTTGGTTCTTTTAACTGCGAATCTAAAAACTGTACTTTTCCATCTTTAATTTTCCAATTAAAAGCATGTCCTTCGTCTGCCTCACCATTTTTCATAAATCTCTTATCCCAACCAATACCTATCACTCCAACATCTCCATCTTTATATCTCTTTAGTATATTCCTCGTTGCTCTTCCAAGGTTTTTAGTACGGTCACTATCAGGAGTAAATGTAACAACTTTAGTAGTTTTAAAATTATCTTCAATGAAATCGGTTAGACTATAGCTATTTGTTCTCGGACCAGTCTTAACATCATACCCTTTAGATCTAAAACAATAACAAAGAGAGCATTCTTTGCAATTATTGGTATATCCTCCGGGATTGACTGCTTTAAGATTATCTATCTGTTTAACATTACCCTTAAGTCTAGGTAACTTCATTGTCAACTCGCTGACTCCATTAAGGTTGGCATTTTGAAGTTTTGTCTTTCCAATTTTAGATAGGGCTTTATCAACTTCAGCCTTTCCTTTAGGTCTTTTGACTCCGGCTTTATTTCTGTCTTTTCTAACTCCCCATTTCATTCCAAGAACTCCATGATGCTTTAAGTATAAGTTACTCATTATTATCTTCCGGCAATACCTTTTACTGTTCCATATAGTCCGGCTGCTGCACCGGCAATAGTAAGAACTGTTCCAACAGTATCCAGAACATTCATTGCAGAAATTTTACCGGCAGTTGTCCTTTCGGCACTTAATGTACTGAACTGCTTTTCAAGATTCATTCTAGTTATAGCGTCCTGCAGTTCCTTATTTGTCATCTGTTCCGCAGTTTTCTTATGTTTGCTTATAGCCTTATTTTTTACAATTCTCGACGTTTCATTATTTATCGTTTTAGAATTGTTTATCATAGACGACACATCATTTACATTAGTATTTCTTGCGAATCTTCTTAATCTGCTAGGCTCACCTGATGAGCCTGAATTGTTATTCCTTCTAACACCCCATCTCATTCCAAGAACTCCATGGTGATATAGTTCACTCATTATTCCTACTCCTTTCTAATAGTTATCTACTACATACAATCTCCATTCAAGTTCGCTTATCATTTTATTTATCGACTCTATTGCCGATGAACTTGCCGGAGGGTCAAACAACAGTCTCACTCTTAAATATACAAATGATTTAACCGACTCGATATCTTTATCCTTTATAAATTCTGACCATGTTTCATTCTTTCCGGTTATCCTGAAAGTGTTTTTAGGTCCAATGCCCATTTGATTAAGAATCGTAAATATAGAGTTTATATGGATAATTAAATCTTGGTCGAAAATTTCGTAATCTTCCGTTATACCTAAGAGTTTCTTGATTGATGTAAGTATACTTTCTTCCATAATCCTCCTCATTGTTTCCAAGGGCAAGTGTCGTTAGGTAATCTATTTTGCACATTGTTATTAGGAAGTTTATACCCATAGTGTATTGCATTATGAGTTGATAAAATTGTTGTGATCAAATTTTCCGAATCAAAGATAATCGGGTTTCTATTCTTCACATCTTCGATAGTTATCGGATTGATGTGATGTACCAACGGCGAAACATATATTTCATGACCGTCAATTCCTAAATCACAACCGTTATCTCTAACTATTATTTCATTCCTAATTTTTTTCCAATCACTGCTCCTATACAATAATTGATTTAGGTATCTATCATACCCAAAAGTCTCAATACCAACTATGCCGTCTAACTTAAGATATTCAAATCTTTCTTCAAAAGTTTTCAAAGACACCAATTCGCTATAACACCTAGAATATGTCATCATTTCTTCCTCCATAATCTTTCATTGCTTCCATCGCTTCTGTGTATAACTCTTCTATGCGTTTTGTTGACTGTAATGCTTCAGTTTTTGCCGCTATTAGCTCTTTTTGCTTCTCAAGAATTTCTTTTTCTATCTTCTCCTTAGTTGAACCAAGTTTTAAATAATGCGTAATGACTTGTGAGGACGCTGTTCCGTCTCGTAGTTGCTGCTCAGCAAGGTCGACTGCCAGAGCTATCATCTGATTTTCTCTAGCTTCCGGATTCATCGCTGGAGGGCATCTCTTTATTACTAAGTCCTTGTCTTTTTTCTTCGCCATTGTTTCTCCTTTATAATACTTTCTCTTAACTTTTCGAGTAGTTTACATTACATTTTTATTAGATAGACAGAACACCCAAAGAATAAAGGCGGAGATTTTTTATATACGAAGATTCTTCACGCAGTTAAGGTTATACTGTTCACGATTTATACTATTCAATATAGACCTTTACTCCTTAGATGCTCTATCTATCTATTAAAAGTGTATAGACAACCCCAAAAATATACCCGCGGAGAAAATATAAAGAGAGCCGCGATTTCAGAGGGGGTGTATTTTTGGCGACCCCCTCCCCTATATAGGAATACCTATTCTTTTATTACTTTTTTGTAGATATTCCTAAAATCATACTTTATTATTTCATCTATAGCCCTTTCTATTTCAGCATTTTCTTCCTGTTCAGACATATCATCTGTCGTTTTTGCTATTCTATCTAGGTAACCACAGCTGTTATAACCTTTCTCTATGTCAAACAAGAACCATTGATTGAATTCTTCAAAGACATCGAAAGGATTATCTATTGTTGTTAGTCTTGCTTCTCTCATTATGGCCCTTTCTATTTCAAATACTTGGATACTGTTCCTGTAGTTGAACCGATGCTATCTGCTATCTCTCTTATAGTGTATCCACTATTCTGCATAGCTTGTATCTTGTTCACTTTTGCCTCACTTAGCCCCTTGTTTTCTCTAGGCATTGCTCGCTCTCTAAGGTTATCGGCATCTGTATTGTTAAGTATCTTATGCAACACATTCTCTGTTACTGCCCCAGCTTGTATGGCATCCCATTCCTTATCTGTTATCTGTATCTTAGTCTTAGACGCTCCGACTTGTGCTCTTGCATCTTGTAGCAATTGCTGTGACTTCTTCTTCAAGTCTTTCTTTGGTACTTTTGTACCAGCTCCGTATTCCTCTTTATATGCATTTACATAATTCTTTATACCAGCATTGGCTATTGTCTGAGCCATTCGCTCTTTTGGCGCATTCTTTAATGCTACATTCAACTTTGACATTAGTGAATTGTATTCTTCAGAGTATTCTTTCTTAGCCTCTGGAGAGTACTTCAAACTTTTTGTGTTGACCATTTCTTTTCTTGCCTGATTAGCAAGACTTTTCATAGAATTAGCATAATCGGCGTACATCTTCTCTTGCCAAGTACCAGAAGACAGTGAATTAGCATCTTTTGTTTCCGCCATCTTCGTAGATTTTGTTGTACGAATTTCTTCTTTACCTGTCTTAGGGTTTTTATAAGTCTCAACGATGGACTTATAAGATACTTCTCCTGTTTCCTTATCTATAATTGGTGAACCAACTCGTTTTGGAACTCTAACTTCAGACTTTGCTCTCGATAATAGTGTTGACGCACCCTCTCTATACCTTCCGGTTTCTTCATCTATATGCCCTTGATACTTTGCTTTCAGCTGAGCGATGTTGTTATCAGCTTCAGACCTTTTATAGTCCAACTTATGCTTTTCAGCATCTATTACAACCATAGAATGTTTGACGGCTCTAGCCAATTCCTCTTGTTTTGCTCCTTTCAAAGTCATATCGTTTATCAAGTTTGAAATTACACCCATTTGCTTCTGTGTATCTTTCATAACTTTCATACCTTCTCTATAAGGATACGCAAGTTTTGTATCGAAACCTTCTAATTCTTTAAGTGGTGGTGTACTACTAATCTTGATTTTGGAATTGGTTGGTATACACATAGCAGTGTCACCATCAAAGTCGGCACCAGATAGTCGGTCTGCGACTTTCTTTGTGATGCCTATAGCATCTTTACCCATTTTACCAATCATAGCATCGCCTTCTTTATTCTTATTATTAACTGTAAGAATAGGTATTTCGAAAGTCCCACCATGTGGGTATCTTATAAGAGCGAGCTTCTCTCCGTTTCTATAGTCAGGTGCATAGACCTCATTATCTTTTAGAGAGTTAACAGGCAGGATTACCTTGTACTTTTGTCTTGGTAGAGCCGCCGCTTTCAGATGAACGGCTGCTGCGTCGCAATCCTCGGCAAAAGAGCTAAGATAATGCTTTTTAAGAGTTGGATTTGTGAGACTCTTAATCTCGTCAAACTCCGCATACCTATCCTTCTTAGTCAAATCAAGTTGTCTTTTTATTAAATCCTGATTCTGTTTTGCTAAAAACTGTGATGGCAGCTTATCCGACCACTCATTCCAATCGCCCTGTTCCTTTGTCTTATTTATTAAAGACATCTTCTTTTTGCCATCAGAATCAATATAATCACTCTGGCCATTTGCCTTAATCAATGCCCCAAATGGATTATCATCATTCTTTATTGGTTTTAAAACAGTGTTATCTTTTGGTCCAAGTACTGGAGTTCCTTGTGACTTGTTCGTATTAAAGATAACATCAACACCTTTTGGCATATCATCCGAATAAACTGCCATTCCTTTTAGATAATGTGTCCCATCAACAAGCATTCTAACTTGTGCATAATTTGACTCACCTAATGATATATCTTTAACACCACGACGAAGTTCTATAACTCCATCTTTATCGATTCCACCTTCTTCAGCGTATCGAACTTTAAGCCTCTTAGAATCCATAGATTCAGGGTATCTAAAAGTATTAAAAGTTTGACCATCATCGGTACTAGCATACTCTTTCAGCGAACTTATTTTACTAGCATCATAAATATCCTTATGTTCTGTTCCCGGAGGTCCTACAACTCGCATTGTTGTAAACTGACCCGGCATAGTTACCTGTGCAAGTCTTCCGTTGTATGTAGGATATCCATCTCTTTCCAACATATATAATGCTTGATTGAGCTTTTCTTTAGATATCCCAAGCTCCCTTTCTACACCAACACCGACGTCTATCATACCTTTCTTATCAATCTGTTCTTTAAGAAAGTTGTATGTATTTTTTGTCTCGTCCATCCTAGCTTTTGTGTCTTCATTTAACAAAGCTCTAACAGATGAGTCATTCTTAAAACCCATTTGTTCAGCAACTGCTTGTAAAGACATCCCAGATTCTCTAAGTCGTTTAGCTGTCGCAACATCTGCAGATCTTCTTTCTTCCAAAGCTAATGATTTCTGAACTCTAAGTTCGGTAGTTGAAAGACCAATTTCCTTAGCTATCTGAGTTTCCGACATACCTGAATTCTTTAAACTTTCCACTCTTGTTAAAAAATCTTTGGAATGTTGATATGGGTCTTTACCAGAACCCCAAGGATATCTTCCAGAATGTTTCGGAGTTCCAAAATGCATCAGTTCATCAATGCTTGGTTTATCAACATATAACCTACCCATAATCACATATCCTCCGAATATTTTAGTTTATTTATAACCTTGTCGAATGATATTATCTTTTTGGTAATGTCCATAATATCATTTGCTTCCGGCTCGAATATATTTACTTCATCATTCTGATAAATTCGTAATTCGATATTTATTGAGTTAGGATTAACTTCATACTCCAAACAAAAAAGAGCAGCATAAATCATCAGCTGCTCCATATGTGTTGGACTAGACCCGGTCTTCAAATCATGTATTCTCAATAAATTATCTCTGAAAGATATAGAATCTGCTGTTCCGAAACAATTGTCAGAATAATATAAAACCTGTTCGGGTGTCATTCTATAGCCTATAGCGTCATTAACATAAGCATTAAGAGTCTTTTTAGACTTTGGTAATTTCTGATTAAGCTTGATACATTTCGCCGCGAACTCGTGTAACTCTGTGCCCTTCTGAACAGCGAGCGACGACTTATAAAAGTTCGCAATCTTTTCTTCATCGTAATTCAACCAGTAGTATTTAGACGCCCCAAGTAGGGCATGCTTACCTTCCTGCTGATAGTGCCTGTTCCAATTCATTTAGAACCTCCTCTTTGTTTTCAGGAAATATAAATCTTGCAAAAGACATCTCATTCATCTTATCGATATAGTATGTTTGGTTCGGTCTTTTACTAGCCCCCTTGTTTTTCTTACACTCTAAAGCAGCCCATCTATCTTTATATAGAACTGTAATGTCTGGTATACCTTGAATATGTCCAGAATCATTTTTCATAACTATACAACCATCAAACTTTTTCTTTATCTCTTTTATTAAGTCTGATTGAAATTTGTTTTCTTTCATGATGAGCCCCTTTCTATAAAAATAAAAAAGAGATGCAATTCTAAATCCTTTGTTTAATAAAAGGACATATTGTATCTCTCTCTATAAAAGGGAATGTATATTTCGCGTACAGTAAAAATATAACTAAGTATCATAGTTTTGAGTTTTTAATATACTCTCGTACTCTTTAAGAATTTGATGGATTCGTACATGAGATACTCCGAGCGCTTCTGCTATCTTTCGTAAGGAATATCCTTGAGACCTAAGTTGGCATACTTCTAAATTTCTATTTTGTTTCTTAGGCCTTCCACTACGAGTATAGAAAATATCATTACCGACCATATCTCGTTCTTTATCATTCATCTCGTCTAACCTACTGTCTCCATCACCACTTCTAATAAGCTTGTGATTCAATCCGTCATATACTACATAAAAACCATCGGCTTGATGGCCTACTATTTTCATATAGTCATATTTAGCAAATCTACTGCAAGTTTTGTATACTTCAGGAAAATTCTTCTTAAATTCCATTCGAAGCATATTCCATGTTATTTTTCTCATAAAATCTCCTAATGTTAAGGTTATGTTAAGGTTATTGCTTCCAAAACGATATTGTCAGTATTTTTCTATATAATATATATAAATTTTCTTTTCGCGTATAAAATAAAGTGAGACTATCAATTTGGAGTGAATAACCTTAACATAACCTTAACAAAAACACCGTTATTAGCCTAATAACCTTAACAATAACCTTAACGCTTTTCGTTATTAGGCCAATAACCTTAACATAACCTTAACACCTAAAATTCACTATTTTTCACTATTTATGAACAAAATATGAACAATATATTAAAATTTTATAAAGAGAAACCATCAACTAAGTTCTCTAAATATTCAAAAAAGTCAGCAAATTCTTTAAATTCATACTCATTTCCTAAGATTTTCGGCTTCAAAGCTCTAAGCATAACTAAAGCACTGCCTAGTGAATACCTAAATTTACCACATGAATTATAGCCGGAAGGCAAACTCTGCATCAAAGCATACCAATATTTCTTTTTGTATTCCGGATTTTTAAGTTTCAAATATAGCCAACGCTGATTATTCAAATCACTTATAGTGTTCTTCAAATTGTTTGTTCCTGCTACCCCTAGAAATTCGCAAGAGAAATCTGACAGTTTAAATTCGCTCTCTTCTATATTCTTTGCAATTGGTTCCATAGATAGACTCAATCCATGACCACCAATACCCTTTAATATCTTATGCTCAAAAGTATACCACCAATATGCCGGAGCTTTAATGTCCGTTATAAACCAAATAAGCCCTGCTTCATCAGCTACAATGCCACTTGTTTTTAATTCTATCATTTGGTACCTCCCTCTAAATCCAAAGTCAAATATGCTTCTATCATGGTTGATGCTTTCTTAAGTTTCTTGTTCACATCTTTTAAAGCTGAAATATCTTTAGTGTCCATACGTCCATACTTCAAAAATATAAATGATGCAAATGTATCATCCAAATAATTTACATCTGCTGTCACTCTATTCAAATATGTGTCGGCGTAATCAACTCTCAATTCTTCTATACTCTTCATAAAAAATCTCCTTTTTTCTCCTAATATTCTACACAGCTTCTAATTTACGTAATTTTTTCATATCATTTTCGTTCCCTGCATAAAATATCTTTTTGCCTTTTTCAACTGCATAATCATACTCTATATTGGCCCCTTTAGAATCTTCCCAGCCATCAAGTAAATATATTCCGTCACATACTGATAAAGCTGCTAAATCAACCGTCAACATTTCCTCACTAGTCCAGCTTTTATCAAAGTTTAGCCAAGATGGATTAAATGGACTATGTCCCATCAATTTCAGTCTGGCCTCTGCCATCATAAAAGACTGTTTGTTGAAATTCTGAATTCCTGTCATAGGCCCACTAATAAATATCTTCATGAATATACCTCCTTAAAAAGATTCTATAGATTTAATAATTGCTTGGGATTCATCTCGTATCGCTCTTAACTTTATAGTGTCTTCAAATGCATGCGATGCGTCTCGTTCCATAGAAGCTAAATATAAACTAACACTTGTACGGAAAACTTTAATGTTAGATACAAGAGAATCAATGTAGTTTTCGTTTGACATTATGTCATTAAAAATTTCTGAAACATTATCTTTCTTCTTCATAAAAATCTCCTTTTACCATTTTACATAATCTCGTTCGTTAAATTTCTTTTTCTTTTTAAGAGCTACAGATATAGCCAAATCTATACTAGCTCCTGACATTAGATGATAGTAATATAGCTCTTTGAATGGCGTATTCATTCTATCTATTCTACCAGCCGCTTGAACCATGACTTTATAGCTATAGTTCTGACTGTAAAATATAATCGTATCAGTTGTAATGCAGTTCCACCCCTCGTTACCTGCTGTGTACTGAACCAAATATACCCATTTATCACTATCAGGTATTGGCTCATGTTTGTGTCCATTCCATTCGGCAATTTCAGTTCCATCAGAATATGCCAAACATCTAAGAATCTCTAACTCGTAATCAAAGTTGTAGAATATGATTGCTTTTGGATGGTCTTCAAGTAACTGAAGTACTGAATTCCCTCTTGAAACATCACTATTAACAACTTTTCTTAGTACATAGCATAAACCACCTGCATTCTGTATTGGTTCGTTTAAATATGGGTCGAATCTGGACTTATTTACTTCTCTGTACAGTAACTTATCGTAATTTACAGCTATGTTTCTGTGCATAGATTTGGTTTCCCTCTTAAAATCCATATCAACTAATAGACTATTTCTGTATTTAAGCAATTTTCCGGTAGAAATATACTTTTCTATCTTAGGAAATTTTGCAAACCTAGAATATACAGCATGTTCTCTAAGGAATTCGGTTCTATTCCTATAAAATCCGTTAGCCACGAAAACTGGAATATAATCAGACCATGTATCTCCCGGTGTTGCGGATAATAATATCCAATCATTACAGCCAGTTATTTTCAAAAATGATTTAACCCAAGTGCCACTACCAACTACTCTCTGCTCATCAAATATAAAGAAAGCTCCATGCACATCCTTATACTTCTTAATATTATTCCAGCTATCTACAATCACCTTGTTGCAATATAAATTTTCTTCCTTATGTCTGGACAGTAAGAAAGGTATAAGTTCCTTATCCCATTCAAAGGTATCTCTCTTCCTTGCCGTAGTGATAATATATAAATCCTCTATGCGAGTATCATCCATAGGAATATACTCCTCATCACCAGTTAAGAATTTAACATCGCCACCCATTTTAAGGTAAAAATAAGAGAGGCTGGTCAGAGACTTCCCTGAACCAACCCCTCCGCATAATATACACCCTGTCTTCATCTTACCGAGTGCGTCTAATTGGTATTTCCTAAGTTCCATCACGCATTCTCGTTATCAATAAGTGTTACAGCGCGTCCATCGTTAAAATATCCACCTACGAATTTGACATTAAGCTTTTTTAACTTGTAGCTTACAGTCTCAAATACGTGATAGATTATATCCCTAAATATGTTGGGACAAATGATACCAACCGCTACTGCCGTTCTATCAATATTTCTATCTATTATTTCTTGTAGATGCTCAATTGTTTTCTCGTTAATGTCAATAATAAAATACTTAATTTCATCATTTATGCAACGTTGCATTACGCAAGCTTTATTGCGATTTTCTTCATTAAGCATTGGCTCTATTTTATCTGTATACCAGCTTCTATAAATCACTATCTGTGGTAAATATCCCATATATTATTCTCCTCTACTTTATTTTATCAGTCCTAATCTGGCGTCATGTAGAACTCGTATCTGTGCTTCTTCGTTACCTTTATACTCCTCAAGTTTCTTAACGACTGTTTTAGAATATCCAAGTTCTGTAGCAATCTTAATGTTATTTCTTAATACAGCTCCTTCATCAGTTCTCCACCTCTTAACATTCATATAATGCCTCCTTCCTTAAAACTGTAATATGCTTCACCGACAATTATATGGTCCGCCAATTCAATGCCTATAAGCTCACAAGCCTGTTTAAAATCTTTGGTTATTGAAATATCACTGCTACTTGGGGTAGGGTCGCCACTTGGATGATTATGCACGAGTATTATAGTCACTGCATTAGCTAATAAAGCTTTTTGTAATATACCTCGCTTGTCAAATATAGAAGTATTTACATCTCCTGAGCTTACTTCAAATATGCATATGAGCTTACATCGGGTATTTAAGCAAAACATATACATATGTTCCTCTGGATATTGATGTAACAGCAAGAAATCTTTTGACAGTTCAACTACCGCTCCCGGAGAATCAAATGACTTGGTTTTTAACTCCGTGCAATTTTTACAATATTCCTTTGACAATATCAGGTCACCATTACCATCAACAAGTACCCTATTTTTTGTAACTCTCATATGCAGTAAACCTTTCTTAAAATATAAAAGACTTAATGGAATGGCATGAATGGTTCGTCCGGGTCTATACCATCATCAAGCTCATCATACTTATTTGCAAACACATCTTCTTCTATAGTCACATACATAGTCTTCAAATATGCTTTAACACCTGACTTTATGCCGTCTTTCTTATTCTCTATTGTCCAATAATATGGGCTGATAGATAAATCCACATTTCTTATCTCAGCAAAGTCAATGTTACCGATGGTATCCTCAGTGAGCAGAGTTTTCTTCTTAGATGTAACCAAATATACCTTTGGTGGGATATTCTTAAATGACACCGCAACTCTCAGAATATGCCTAGGTTCATCCCCCTCTTCTTTAGGCTCTAAAATATGAATATTCCAGCCGTCTTTCTGCAACTGCTCTACAACTTCAGGGTCGTCCAATATAACACTGAAGTTTCTGTCTCCGGCTCTATTGTACTGACTCTCTTTACCTGAAAAATTTCTAAATAAAATCTTAGCGTTCTCAATGTTTAAAATATCATTTCTCTTCATTTGTTATTCTCCTTTTCTATCAGGTTCATCAACGAACCAATCATAAAAACCATAGGCCGAAATAGTACCTATGGCTTCTGTAACTAAACTATCATAATATCCAGTATCGATATCATTCTCTTTATTCAATTGTCTAACCATCTCTGACTCAAGCCATCTATATCCTTTTGTTCCCGTTGCAGCGTGGTATTTATCGTCTGCTTTTCTCAGCAATACACCGCCACCACAACCTTCTTTTATCGGACAGAACAGACCGACCTTACCTACAAAGTGATAATCGTGTTCTCCCTCAGTTAATTGCTCATTCATGTCCAAATATAAAGCTGAAGCAACTGATTTAGTCTCGCACAAGTCTTCAAACTCTATAGGCTCCTTAGAAAATAAGGTTTTAAATACATACGGTACTTGGAATTGTGTTCCGGTCGCAGTCCAGTCTCCGTCTTTGTACTTAGCAATATAAACTGCATCATTAACCAAACACATTTTTTCATAAGTTGCCTCATGTTCGAATGTGTAACCGTATTTTTTACCAAAGTCCATAACAAACTCTATAATTTCCGGTGTCGCATCAGGTATCTTTATAGAATCAGTCTTAATATGAGCTACTGTAAACCCTCTACTTTGAACTTCATCTTGTAAGGTTCTCATAAATAAGGCTCCTCTAAGAGCCACTATGTTATTCTTGTTACGAATATCCCTAAACGGGTTGTCGAATTTTGCTGAAGTTAAACCATAAACCGAATTTATAGCAATCTTCAATGCCTGTGCAAGAGATTTAGCCATATCAGGGTCATCCATATATTTGGCTAGTCTTCCGTCGAACATTGTTTTTACAATATCGAATTCCTTATGCTTAACATGTATACGAATATCCAGCAATTCTTTAAATCTTTGCGTATACTTCCCAAATATATTCAGATTTATAGCACTATTAGGATGCATAGAAGCGACATCAAGTAATGCTACGTTTTTATGCATTCCGGGTTCAGCGTACACATACCCACCAAACCCAAGGTCTGTGCCTCTGTAAATATTATGGAATTTATTATCTTCTAATTGCTTAAATTCATACCCGGGAAATTCTTCCGACAAATCGGTGTATACCAATTCAGGATGCTTGTCGTTTCCAAATATAATTTTGGTTGTTAAGGAATTAGTAGTATCGTTAACGGTCATACCGGCTAAGTCTGCTAATATCTCTCTTGCTGTAAAATCTGCTTTAGTAGCATCGAATACAGCTTCTGTGGCTAAAACATCAATATCACAATACTCTGCTACCATTATCCACTTATCTTCCGGAACAGGTTGGTCCCAAGGAAGACCAAGTTCCTTATGATGTATGCCAAGCTCTATTTCCCATTTCTTAAGCGATTGCTTCTTGCTTGAATAGTCATACACATCGGTGTAAGATATGTTATATGCTTCTCCAAAGAAACAATTCGGGGAGTTATTAATTATCTTTTGTGATAATTCGAATAACTGTTGATTAGAATATCCAAGACGTCTAGCGTACAACATATGATTGTCGTATCGCCTACAGTTGAACCCTACCAGATTGAATTTCATAAGTTCTTCTATCTCTTTTGCTGTTGGGTTTATCATTCGAACTATCGTTTTATCTTTTCCCGGGAATTTAAAATTTACAAGAAATAGATTGGGAAATACCTCAACGTCAAAAAATACAAGTTCTTTATCTTTATCGGATATAGGAACTGATGGTTCTTCTGATTTGAATTTCATTTTAGATACTAGAGTTATACAGTAATCAGCATTATTCGTACTTGATGCTGCAAACGATAGAATATAACTACGCATATCAGTTACATCATAGTGTAAACCACTGTTATACGCATCTTCTAGTATCTTAAATATAAAGTCGACACTAGGCTTTGTCGCAGGATGTATCTCTTTCAACAAGTTTCTCTTTATGAGTACCCGCAGTGCTGTCTCACTCTTTATTACATTTTCGCTTACCGTTTTCTTCACCTCCTCTTTTAATGGTAATCCGGAAGATATAGTTGCTATCGGAATATCATTACAATTAACTAATTTTCTTCTCAATGAACTATTGCCTGTGAAGACCTTTACTTCAATGTTTTCATCATATATACGACTAAGTTTTTCAACATCACCATCATAAATATAATGCAGATGCAAGCCGTTCCCAGATTTAGAAGTTTCAGCATATGTTTTTGGAAACTTAGATGCAGCTTTAATATTCTCTTCTAAGGATTTTTTACCATTCTTACAAATATCAAAGTCAACAACGATATGATTTTCAGGAAGTCTTACATAGTGTAGCTTATGAGTGTCCAAATCTTTTAAAGTAGTCTTTACATTTCCCCATTTACTTCGTGGTATTTCATCTTCTGTAGCATATTGAGCAATCTCATCTTTACAATAGTCATCAAATATAGATTGTTGGCTATTAAGAGATAACCAAGATATAGCGTCTGCATTTACCTTATACTCCTTCACATTATTTAGAAATAACTCAGACTTAAATATGGAATACTCGGTATCCGTTTCAGTTGTAACACACTCTCTGAAATAATTCTTGAGTTCTTCTCTAAAGTTTTTCTTGCTCATAGGGAAAGGAACCTTAGATGCATCACAATATACTTTATACATCTCCCATGCTTGCTTTAAACCAATAGTCTCCTCTCTCTTAAAGACTAAATATGAGTCCAGTACAAAGTCATAGAATTCGTTGGTGGCGCTCATCATATCCTTGGGCATATATGTATCCCACATCTTGACATCCGATAAATATAAATCAAGACAGTGCTTAGCAATACCACCAAGCTCAAATTTGATTTGGCTCATTAAAATATCATACTCATCTTTACCAACTTTATTGCCCGTTGGTTTCACATCTATCAATCTTCTGATGAGTCCAGATTTGCCATCGGTGATTTTTACAGGTTTGTTTGTTCCCATAAATAAAAAAGACTTAAACCTATTGGTATATGTTGACTTGAACTTTTCATTCACCGTCATCATCTCGTGGGATACCAACGAATTAAGTCTCGTATTATCTTCTATTCTGGATAAATCTCCGTCGTGTTGGATTGCCACTAAAGGGTTGGTTTTAAAAGCTTCCAAAGCAAACACATTACTACTTGAACCAAGAGCCTTGGCATCGAATACCGAGTAATATCCATCGAATAACATTTGTATAATATTCAGTATAGTCGATTTACCGGTACCTGCTGCACCATATAAGACACAGAATTTCTGTATTTTCTTAGAATCTCCTGATACTACAGCTCCAATACACCATTCTATCTTTCTTCTCTCTTCCTCAGAATATAAAGTCGATATGAGCTTCTCGTATGATGAAATATCGCATTCTTCAAGAGGGTATGATAGTTTTTTACTTGCGTAATTAGTCTTTTTACTTTCGCTATTAGAGAACAATATAGTCTCATCAAGCATATGAAACCTATCTCTCATCTGTTTTTGGCAATACTTATGCCAAACGTCAATCATACCTGAATCCGCATCCCATAAATATAAGACTCGTACATCATCTCCTGTACGCTCCCTGTACTCTTTTGAAAATATAGAAAGCTCTCTATCAATAAGTTCTATAGCCGTCTGTTCGTCAGTACTCCATAGTTGAAATTCTTCATTCCATATAGCATAAAAATCACCGCCTCGTATCATCAAATCGGTTGTTGAAATTATTTTAAACTTAGGATATATCTCTATGACTCCCTTTTTGGTACTCCTAGTGGCAATATTTAGGAAGTCTAACATTTTAAACCTCCTATCTAAGAGAACACAAACTCATTCAAATATAAATGCATCTGGTCCCAAATTTCCATATTTCTCATGTCTGTATTGTCGTTATTGGTAATAAATAGACCACCTCTTCCGCTTTTATCATAGTCGCGTTCGATGAACTGTTTAACAATTCTATCAACTTTGGCTTTATTAAAATATAAATCCTTATACTCCGCCAGTCCAAGATTACCTATCATTATCCAAAACCATTTTCCAACATCATCACCGTCAATAAACTGCTCTTCTATTCTTAACGATAATGCAACCATAACTTCTAATACGCTTGCCGGTCTAATATCCAAATATGTAGCTATTTGCGCATACGGTATCTCCGTATCATACCCAAAACGGTATCTCAAATCAATTCCGTCTGCTATTCTGTTATCATCCATAGGTATGATGTAGCTAAAAGGAATATCATTTAAAAATAAAAGAAGCTTCCTGTAATCGGAAGCCTCAACGTTATCGTCACTTATCAATTTTTCTATCCAATTAAAATATAAATCTGTCATCTCATCATATGTCATTCACAATCACCTTTCATTTCCTTCTTCTTTCACTTCTTCATATGTTCGTAAATCCCTAGTTATTTCAAAATCGCACTTCAATTTATCGTTTCTAACATACACGACATCCTCACCTGTTTCAAAATACTCTACGTATTCCTTACCAACAGTTTCATCTGGATTTTCTACCGGAACTTCCCAATCGTCCGTAAGCACTCCGTCGCTGAAATATATCAAACTAATAAGGTCATAGCTAATATACTCGCCAACTCTATCTTCTTCAATAACAAATGGTTTATCCTGTGCTATTATGTTGTCCTCAAATATTTCAAATGCTCCAGTGGTTGTTTCCTCGGAACCATCTTCGTCATCAGTTTCGTCATTCTGCTTCTCTTCAAATTTCTCAACATTCTTTAAGTTGATTATTTTAGATACAACACTACCTTTATCCTCTGCTACAGCCGCTTTGCTTTTTAAATATTCCTCTTTTTCAAAATATTCAGCCTGCTGTTTTTCTAGCTGGTCTTTGTAAAACTCTTTAACTTTATTAACCTCTTCGTCAATTTCGGCTTCTACTTTATTCTTTAATCCGTGGTAAGTTAATACACTTCCTATCACGAGTCCGACTAAAAAGCCTATAACTGTTTTGCCTCTCATAACAAATCTCCTTTAAAATATAAAAGCCAAGAGGCTATGCGTTTATAGCCTCTAAAGCTTAATCATCAATATTCAATTTTTGCTTTGTCTTAAATTACTTTTTACAAATAAAGAATCTTATTATGGTACCTATGATAAGTCCAATAATTACGGATGCCATATAAATTTTTCGTTTATCACCCCAAACTATTGAATCCACTAATAAGTCTTTCACACATAAAATTCTTTCCTTGATTTTCATATTTTAATCTCCTTTAAAAATAGTTTATTGTTTCATTAAAGGAGATGTAACTGGTGCGGGTTTAATCCATCTGTAATCAATAAGCTGAAAAATAATGACCGTCTTCTTTGAATAGTGGAGTTCCATAATCGCTATATCTGCCCATTCTAAAGAATATAACATCACTATTGGTTCTGTCTTTCAGCTCCTCAAGAACTAAGTTTCTAACATAGTCATCTACATATGTTTTCTTATATCTACCATTCCACATACTTGTGAACTGATGCTTCTGATATATAACATCAGTAATTGTATTAGGAAAATGTGGTGAATCAACTCTATTAAGTACCGTATCAATTACAAGCCTCTTCCCTAACTCGGACTCGTCTTCTGCTTCAGCCATAGTTACCAATGCCAACAGTTCAAGTTCCTCATCAGATATAATCCTTACATCCGCCGTATGAGTAGTAGTTTCTACATTGGTGCTAGATTCCTCAAATATAAATGCCCCTGTTTCACTTTCCTGCATCTCCGTAGAGGTTTCTGTTTCAACAACACTTACTATTGATTCCGGTATTATTTTAGGGTTGTCAGTGGCTCTGACAGTATATATACTAAGTACCACAAAGCCACCAACCATAAATATAATGCTCTTTAAATCCTTCATCACATATCACCTAAAATATTACCATCAACATTGAAATCAAGCAATATAACATTCTCAAGACCATTCACAAATCTCCTGTTTGCGTCACTTTCAGGTTTGTATATACCAAAATCAACATAATTATGATGTCCAGTCAGGTTCTTAGTGTCAAACTTCCAACCAATAACCTGACCCGCCTTTGTTCTCTCTATTCCAAGCATATCGTAAACCTCATTCAAATATAAGTGTCCACGACTTCTTAACAAGTCGTTAGCGTATCTCTCCTGAGCCTGTAAGAACATTAAATTGTATTCCGGATTCTTCTGCCAATCAGGACAAGACTCATCGAAGAATTTAGCATACGGATTCTTAGTAATATCCATAGTTGTTTCAGTTACTGTCTTGGTCTTCTTTTTTCCTTTTTCATCCGTGTACTCTTCTTCCACATCTTTAGATTCTACTCCGTATCGGATTTCCTTCTCAAACTCTTCTCCGAATTTAGCTGCTATTCTCTTTCTATATTCAGCCCAACCTTTATCTACTGCCTGATAAGCCGTTGCCAATGCAAGATTTCTCTTGTTTAATATGTTATGTGAGGAAAATATACAACCTATACTAACTGCTCCTAATATAACAGCTGGAGCGTATAGCTTTGCAACCTGAACTGCTGTCTGAACAGTTATTATTCTCACGTCATTTTTTGCATCCTGCTCGCTGTATTCATCCTCAGATATAGATTCATCCTTTAAGCTATCCTGAATCATTTTTAGCTGCTCTGCTCTTTTATCTATAATATCTTTCAGCTTTGTGGTTTGTTTACAAGCAATAATTGTGCTTGCAACCATTCCTGCTACACCGGCAACAACTAATATCTCTGGGCTATGCTTTACTGTCTGAAATTTAACTCTATTCACTAAACCTGATACACTATTTAAAATACTCATTATTATTCTCCTTTTTCTAATTTCTCTATTAAATGGTTCAAATACCACTGTGCCTTTTTTAAATCTTCTACGCCGTTCTTCTTAGAATATCGGCAAATATACTTTAAAACATTACCAACACATACTGCTTCAGCACCATGTAAATCGGCAGTAACAGCTTCTAAAATATCAATAGTTTCAAGCCCATTACCAAGCTTATAATGCTTTGGATGGTTGATAATATCTTCTTTTGGTTCCTTGCAATCATAGTCCCAACTACATTCACTCATATGTTCCCCCTCCTAATTTATTGGCATTGCCTGTGGCAAAACAAGCAAGTATCCATCGCGGATTCTATTCACCCTTGCACTATCAAGGTTGGTCCAGCCGTAGTTCCTTGTCGTGTAGTCCTTAGTAACTCCTATGAACTCGTATAGCTCAGCAACAGTTACTATTCCGTATGAGTCAATGTATTCTCTCATTCGGTCTATAACCAACTCGGCTTCCCCTCTATTTTCCAATATTATGTCATCGTAACTATCAGAAAAACTTCTTGCTGGTCTTGTATCTCTTCTGCTATCATCCTTGTTATAATAGCTAGAATATGACACTCTACTTCGTGAACTGCTTGAGTTTCTACTTCTTCCTGCTTCTCCAAACAATACGCTGTTTACAATATCCGCTATTATGTTCTTTGTTGTCGGGACAATAATATCTTCTATTATCATGTCTCTTAAACTTGTTTTGCCTTCTGGTAGGAACATTTCGATAGTCTTCTCAATAATGCTCTTTTTTCTTGTCACAACCTTACCGGTGATTATCTTTTCGTTCTTTTTCTCTTTGTTCTCCATTTTTTAATCTCCTTTTACAAAAAACTAAAGGGACTGTGTTTCCACAATCCCTCATTGTTTCAAAATATAAATTACTTTTCCTCGTTGTTTAAATTCCAAAATTTTTCAATATCGTTATTGATTTCTGCCTGCTTCTTAGCCTGTTCTCTTTTTCTTAACCATTCGGTACCTTTCATCACACAAGCACCAACAATATTAAATATTATTATCGCTGCTACTACTTGACCAAGTGTCACCTGTTTAGGTTTTTCAATTCCAACCGCCTCAAATCCATTGTTCATCATTTCTTCATTGTTAAAATTGTTTTCCATAAAAATCTCCTTAAAAATAAGTTTATAGTTCTCATTAGAGAGTATGTAAATATTGCGAAAAACTAAAGGGACTGTGTTTCCACAATCCCCGTTGTTTAAAAATATAAATTACTTTTCTTCAGTTGTCTCAATGACCTCGCCTTCAACACTTTCAACGACTTCTTTCTGTTCCTTAGCCTGTTTCCTTTTGTTCTTAATGAACTTTACAAGTTTATATCCAATAGCAGCCACAACTATTATTGTTGATGCCATTTGAATTGCATTACCTGCATCATGCATTAAGTTCTTTCTGGAATCCATAGCCTCAATACCATTATCCATCATTTCCTCATTGTTAAAATTGTTCTCCATTTTTAATCTCCTTTTCTAAAAATAGTTTAATATCTCTTCATAATATGGATTGTATATTTTGCGTGCCAGTGCACTTCATCTGTAGTCATACCTAGGACCAACTCCATAATCTAAAGTTATGCAAGGTGTGCCGTCTTCGGCAATTCTTGATGACAGAACAATGTCCAAATATCCATCATCAATGTTCCATCCAAGGTCATCTCCAACTCTGACATTCGGTAATCCGAGTTCATAATATAAATCATTTAAACTAATCCACATCTCATCTCTCAACCTGTCATTGAGAATATTTTGGACTTCTTTTATCTTGTTCTGACTAGATCTGAAATATCTACCGGTTATCTCGTCATAGCATAAATGCTCATTGCTTTCTGTTATAAATACTTCCTTGTTTGTAACTGGATTTTCTTTTAACAGTTTATCGGCAACTTTCTCCTTTATTTCTTTATCCTTCTCTTCACCAAGCAGGTTAATAACCTCTTCTTTATAGTCTGAAAATGCCTTATTACCAATAGCATATGCTGCTGCCAAAGCTGCGTTCCTTCTGGCACTGATATTGCTTGCTCCGACTATACAAGCTACGGATGTTACAGCTAATACTGCACACGGAATATAATTTTTCCATACAGTTTTAACAGTATCTTTAACCGTTAGCTTGTCAATGCCCAATTCATTCTTCTTACTTTCCATAAGTTTCAGAACTTTTGGAGTTTCTCTGACAGCCAATACGGTAGTTCCCAATAAGCCTGCTACACCTAATCCAATAAGTATTTCCGGACTATGTTTAGATAACCCTGACTTTACTGCAACAAATAAATTACTCTTCATAAAAATTCTCCTTTAAAAATATAAAACAAAAGAGCCCTTGTTTAGAGCCCTTTAATTCTTCATTTTCAATCTCCTTCTACAAATTCGTCTATAAATTCATCAAATTGTCTTTTAACTTCTTCAGATATCATTTTGTTCCGACTATAATTGCTGCTCCACATACTCAACAGCGAAGCCGCTATTGTTATAACCGGAGTTACTTTTACAATCAAACCTTTAATATTATCTAAATTATCTTTATCAATCTTCATAAATTATACCTACCTTTCATTAAAGCGATTGTAAATTATGCGTATTGTTATAGCTGTCTATATGTTCAGATATACCATGGTCTGTTATAGCTTTAGCTCTATCTATTAAGTTAGGTGAGAAACTTTGCAAATCGATCAAATCTTCTATAGAGTCTATAGTGGGCGGAAACGGGAATACTATAGCATAATACTCAGTTCCGTCTCTGGAATCTCTTCGGTCACAATAGTAATCTATCCATGAATATCCATAATAACACCATCCATAATCAGCACTCCAGCCTAATACATCGCCCTGCTCAGTGTGTGGTAAATTTAAGAAATCATATACTTCGTTTAAGGTTGTGTATCCTCTTAATATAAAATTCCTATTCACATGGTACATTGCTTCTCGTACATTATCTAATGTTGACTCGAAGAACTCACCTCTATATTCGTCGTAGAACAAATCATTTTCCAAAATTTCCAGCTGGGGATTTTTCTCTTCAAATTTATCATTTGTTATTTCAACTTCAACCTGTTTGGTTGCATCACTACCATATAACTCTAACACCTTATCCTTATACTGTTTAAAGCTATTCTCCAATAGAATATAAGCTGCTGTGATTGACCTCTGTTGTTTAGTATTCAATACGGTTGCGGATATAATACAAGCAAGTGAACTACCGGTCAGTAAAGCTACAGGTAAATATAAAGGAACAGCAATTTTCAATTTTTCAATGCTGTCTATCTCCTCATCTTTTTTCGAATGTATAATATCTTTATACTTCGCGGTGTTTCGTATAGCAAGTCCTACACTTACTGCCATTCCTATAGCTCCACCTATTGCTAATATACTTGACTTGTTTTGTCTTAAAAAATGTTCAATGTTTAGTTTCATTAATTTCTCCTTTTAAAAATATAAAAAACTAAAGAGACTGTGTTTTCCACAATCTCAAATAGTTTTGAAATATAAATTACTCTTCAGTTGTTTCAATGTCTTCGGTTTCAACATTCATTTTAGCTAATTTTCTCTTTTCTATCGCGTCACAAACTTTACAAGTAATCATGCTAACTGCACTACATACAATTGCGATTGTCATCACTTGACCATAATTTAATGACTTATGATATCTAATTGTTAATTTGCCATTAAGGTTGTTAAAATTTCCGTCCATCTTTAATCTCCTTTAAAATATATAGTTTCATTAAAGCCTATGTAAAATATGCGAAAACTAAAGAGACTGCATGTATATACAGCCTCCAAAATATAAATCATTTAATTATCAACTCTTTCTTGATAGAAGTTCTTTAAATACATCTATCGCTACATCTTTCCTAACAGCTCGCTTTGAATATTCATAAATTCCGTTAGTATCTCTAAATTCTTCAAATTCTCTTTCAGATATCCATCTGTAACATTGGAATCCGGTACCACAATTATCAAAATCGCAGGTACACCAAGTCGATACTCTATACAAACCGTCTATATCAGTCTTTCTGTAGTTAGTATAAAACCCATACTCGCCTCCGTTATTACACTTTTCTCCGGGCTCAATATCCTCTATTGTAAACCCTTCTCCAGTATATAACTCGCAATCTGGTTTCTCTATACTCCAGTTCTTAACTTTTATAAGATTTGCTAAATCCATGCTCAAATCAATATACCCGTTTTGTACATAAAAATATACTTTTTCCCAATTTTTTCCATCTATTTTTGTCCATCCGACAAAGAAATCGTCTTCATCTCTATAAGATACTATAACATCCTCATATAATATATAATTTTTTGATGTTACAAAGTTCATAGCTAGCGATTTACCAACCACTATCATTCCTGATTTAACATTAAAATCATCGTATTTCGAATCCTTGACACATACTGCCATCTCTTCATTTACAATTACAAAATCATTTTCATTTAAGTTCTTCATTTTCAATCTCCTTTTTTAAAACAAGTTTATAGTTTTCATTAAAGTGTTTGTTTCAGGTGCGCAAAATTAAAGAGCATATGATTACTCATCATACACTCTAAAATATAAATTACATAAACTTACTTGTTATCTTAGTAATGTCCGCAGTTCTTAGCTCGGCGTCCATGTCCAAATGTACCAACGCCTTAACACCGTCAAACTTTACTCTAATTTCATTAAGTTGTAAATCAACCTTACAACCCAATTGCTTTTCTAAAGCTTTAGACATTATTCCTGACACAATTTTTGTCATAAACTTCGATACTAAATTCATCTCATCCATAAAAAATCTCCTTAAATATAAGTTTATAGTTTTCATTAAAGACCTTGTATATGGTGCGTACTATATTGGTTTTTTATCAAATGTGGTTTCCCATTCATTTCTTTTTAACGGCTTCATTTTTAAACCCCACATAATTTGTCTAATTGTAACTGTCGGATATAGTCCATTTATACAATAACCAGCAAACTTATCGAAGAACTCTTTGAAACCCACATTCAAATATAAAAAATTATTCAACCAAGGGTCTATCTCAGTCCACCTAGTTTGTTTGGTTCCTTTATCATACCTCTGTTGTATTATAGCTAATCCTTTATCTCCTATCTTAAATAAGGTGCATCTTGTATAAACTATATGGTCACAAATATAAACCGAGCCAAACATCGGCTTAAAATATTCAGGTTTTTCGGTATAATATCTCATAATAAAAAGTAAAAGAGGATGCTTATCGGATTCGAACCAATTTCTTTAGATAATTCTAATATTTTACCATTAAACTATCGCATTTCTCTTCATTATAGTATTTGTATAATCTGCGAAAAAAACAAGAGACTATGTATTTCAATAGCCTCTATTTTTTAAAACTTTACTTGTCTAATTAATTGTTTTTTTATTTCATTTCCATTTTATTGTTTATTCAACAGCATCAAATTCTGTATCGTTCTGTTCATGTAGTTTGTTAAATGCGTACCCCCATGCAAATCCTATCGTTGTGGCTATAGTTATAGTCATTCCAATAACAATTCCAATTGGTACACCTTTATTAATAACCTCATATCTCAATCCGATTACTTCACCTGTACCGTTATAAACACTTAAATTTCCGTTTCTCATAAAAATCTCCTTTTAAATATAAGTTTATAGTTTTCATTAAAGGCTATATATTTCCTGCGAAAAACAAAGAGCATATGTTTATTATGCTCTCCGTCTTATAACTTTAATTTAACTTAGGTTGCATTTTACCCATAAGTCCTTTTACCATTCCTGATGTGTATACTCCGGTCTCCTCAAAAGTCAAACCCTTTTTGAACCAAGTTCCGTAGAATATCAATGGTAATACTATCCCTGCCACATTTATAGCATACCCAATATACTTATGCATGTCTTCTTTTTCAGAACGTTCAATTCTTTCATTTCGGTCAAGAACATCTTTATCTGCACGCAATCTCTCATCTCGTGCTCTGCTATCCTCTTCAGTTTGAATCTTATGTTTTCGTTCTTCCTCATCAAACATTTTTTTTCGAATATCAAGTAAACCAGCTATAGCCTTAAGTCGGCCATTGTACATCTCGTCACCCACTTCAAAAGAATCTAATTCTCCAGTAGCCTTGAGTATTTCCAACTCAATATTGGTAATGTCTTCTCTCATAAAAAATCTCCTTTTTAAATATAAGTTTTCATTAAAGGCTATGTATTTCCTGCGAAACTTTCTTTACCTTCAATTTTACTATGTTTTGCTTTTCTAACGTTTCAATATTGTATTTTAATGACAGATATATATCATGTTCATTTGAAATATGTATTGTTCCGGCTATACACAGTAAAGCATTTATAATATATAAAGCTACAATTCCAAGTGAAAATCCACATACAAATATCACTAAATTCTCAATCATAACTTACCTCCTATGGTACTAATTTAGCATCTTTTTTAAACACCTGCGTGACGTTTTTTATTTTCTAAATCCAGTAACGCAAAAAATTGTCTGTATTTTTTATAATACACACTCCTACTGCAAGGAATATCGAATCTAACTTTAAGAATGTCATAGCTTAAATTTTCAGTTACACCTTTTATTAAATACTTACTCAAATGTTCATCAACCTTGATTGCAACTGTGTTTACCAGTTCAATATTGTTTAAGTAACCTTCTCTTTTTGCGACAGTTGAATATGTTCTGTCACCATATGTTCCATTGTTTTGCTCTATTTGTGCGTAGTTAGTCCTAGAATATCCATCTAAAGTTTCTAACTGATGCACCCACTCATTGTATTGAAAACAAAAATATTTCAGTTCATAGTATCTATTTTTATCCAGCTTGTAACAATTTTTATTTGAAAGTTCAGGACGTATTTTCATCGTTCTCCCCTCCAAACATATCCAGTTTCTTCAAACAATAACTTTGGTGAAATATAAAAGTTAATCCTACCTAGTTTAGAATTTATTTCATCCACATTAGTTACAAGGGCACCATTTCTTGTTGCTTTTCCTATAGGCAACCAACCGGCAATTATTCCTGCCCTAACCCAACTAGCATCTTTGCCATATACTTTTGCTACTACTGATACCGGTACTGAACCATTTGCATAATTATTATTCATAATAATCTCCTTTCACTTACCACTATATGTTCTTATTATTACTAGGTAAAAACAAAGTAAGTGAAAACCAGCGGTTCATGGTCATTTCGCACGGATAGTCTTCAAAACCCACCGTACAGCATGTTATTAGTCCCTCTTTTACCCCATATATAATTTCAGCTTCATATTGCTTATATGGTATAATATCCTCCGTTAATTCTCTATGTACACTATTACAGTTTATACAACGCAATCTACGAAGTTTTATCCACTCGGTATCTCTTCTTTTATGCCTTAATATTCTTTTCACATTATCATAAAATATCAATTGCCCACTGCATTTAGGGCATTCTGTATTTCCAAAAATAACCATGCAAACTATTGTATTTTAAAATTGACATTTTTCAATTCCTATAATACTATTTTGGCGTAAGGAGGGAAAATATGTTAATACAATGTCCAGAATGTAATAAAGAAATAAGCAATAAGGCAATAGCATGCCCGAACTGTGGATTTCCGATAAGCGAGTCTGCAAATAAGCAACGTCGAAAAAGCAATAGACGTAAGCGTTTACCAAATGGGTTTGGTCAAATAACAGAAATAAAAGGTTTGCGAAAACCGTTTAGAGTATCTGTGACTATTGGTAAAAATGATGTTGGGAGACCCATATGCAAGTTATTAAAACCAGATGCATACTTTAAGACTTATAATGACGCATACAGTGCACTTTTAGAATATAATAAAAAGCCATACGAACTTAGCTCTATTATAACTATGAATGAGTTATTCGAAAGATGGTTTGAAGTATACTCTAAAAAAGACATAACAAAAAATCGTCTTAAACTTTTTAAAATATGCTGGAAATATTGTAGCAGTGTGTATGATATACTAGTCCCAAATTTAAGGATTCCTCATATAAAATATTGTTTGGAACATGGAACATATGAGAAAAATACTGGGGTTACCCCTTTGTCTACTTCCATGGTTAGAGTTCTTAAAACAGTGTTTGACTTAATGCTTGATTATGCTATCGAATACGAACTAACTGATAAAAACTACTCTCGTCTAATATCATTACAAAATATGGAAAACTTAAAATACACTGTAAAAACTGGTCATATCAGCTTTAATGATGAGGAATTAAGTATTTTATGGGATAACTGCAATGACACAAATATACAGCTAATACTAATCAACTGCTATACCGGTTTTAGACCTTCAGAGCTGATTTCAATAACAACAAACAATGTACATCTTGATGAAAAATATATTATTGGTGGCTCCAAAACGAAAGCAGGCACCAATAGAGTAGTGCCGATTCACCCTAAGATATATGAATTTATCAAAAATTTTTATTCTGCAGATAACAAATACTTGTTTAATAACTACGGAGCTAATAAATATCAGAGCTATAGGAAAAATTTCACTGATACTATAAAATCATGTGATATAAGTTCAAACCATAAACCACATGATTGCAGAAAAACCTTCGTTACTCTTGCTAAGAAATATGAACTAAACGAGTATGCCATAAAATATATTGTTGGGCATTCAATAACTGACATAACTGAAAAAACCTATACTGATAGAGACCCTAAGTGGCTCTATTCTGAAATATTGAAAATAAAATAATAGATGTATTAGTGTACGAATAGTGTATAAATAAACAATTATTAAACACTTTTGCATACCTCTTAATACATCTAAATACATTATTTTATCCTCCTACAAGCGAAATGATAAGCTGCATTATATTTGTAATAAAAAACTTTGTGTCTGCCGACATTTGATTTCCAAAAAATACCGGTCTTTTTATCTTCTGCGAAATATTTTTCCATATATCCGGCTGTCCCGATGTCAATATAAATCCGTTATCCATATATTTAAGTACAAATTCATTATATGTAATATCTGGTATTTCCGTTTTCTTAGAAGTGTTTATATATTTAATCATATTTTTATGATGTAAAAAGCTTTGAAAACCTGTATAAAAATTTCCGTCAAATATATGTGTTTTATATCCGATCAAAGAACTTGAATCTTCTCTTATCAATG